ATTGCTCTTGGTACAACAATAGTTCTTGTTGCAGGATTAAATGTATAATAAGTATCTAAAATTGCTTTTCTAGCCATTTTTCATTCCCTGAAAATAATAATAATCTGTCTTCTATTTATAAAATTAATTAAAAGCCCATTACAATGTCAACTGGTGTGAATGGGTAAATTTTTGTTGTGGTATTTGGTGTTCCACCAATATATCTGATATACACGTCAGCATTAATTGGAGGAGCCTCTGCAAATTTTAATACACCAGAAGAAATTGCTGTATTTGTTACTGCTGTATTTGAGGTAACGACAGTATATCCTTTATTTGCAAAAAGTACTCCACTCATCCATACCGTATCAACGTTATATGAAAAAGATCTTTGTAGTATTCCATTAACAGCTACAATTAAACTTGAAGTACTTGTTATAGCAACGTTGCTTTGGTTATATGATAATTGAAAAGTATTATTATATCCGTTTATATAGTATGATATGTCATCAAAGTCATATGTAGTAGATCCTGCTGATGATCCGGAAGTTAAAACAGCTTGCCAAAAAACACCAGTATAACTCCAGGTCTTATACCCATTTGTATAAGTTTGACCTTGAATAGGATTTGCTGGAAAATTGGTTGCCATTTATATTACCTTTTATTTTTATTTAGTATCGGGCATTGTATGGGAAAGATACATTCAATCCCCAAATAATTCTTACAGCACCGTTAGCACCTGAACCACCAAACGATCCTCCAAATTCAATAGTTGCTCCACCACCACCACCTCCATATAGTCCACCAGCACCTCCATAGTTTGAAGTACCTACGCCTAAATTTGATGTTGATGTGCTACCATAGGATCCATCAGAACCACTACTACCACCATACCCCACAGTTGCGTTACCAACAGTAGTAGAATTTGCAGCTCCTAATCCACTTAAACTTATACCTAAAATACCAGTACCTCCACCACCTCCAGCAGAAGCATTTCCTCCACCTGACCCACCTGCAGCACCACCACCGCTACCAGGATTACTACCACCTCCTGATACATCACCACCATTACCACCAGCTCCTAAATAACCTCCTGCTCCACCACCACCAGAGCTATTGTAGTTTACTGGTGTATTAGCACCTGATCCACCAGCACCTCCACCATCGCCAACATACCCACCACCTGTGCCGCCAGCAGAATTAAATCCACCACCTCCACCTATTCCCATTACAGTTGTATTACTAATAAAATAACTATTGGATCCAGGAGGAGAAGCTGTTGCATTAGCACCACTTGGAATACCACCAGCACCCACTACTACAGTATAACCATTTCCTGGTGTAACTGGAATATTATTTTTCCAACCAACTCCACCGCCACCGCCGCCTGCAGAACCTGAGTTGAGAGAATTGCCACCACCTCCACCACCACCAATACATACTACCGATACGAGCGTCACACCTGTTGGACAATTCCACGTAAATGTACCAGGGGTAGTGAATGTATTACTTCCATATATTACTTCTGGACCTCCACCAGGTCCTGTACCTTGACCGGTAAATAGAGAACCAAGCATCAGAACACACCTCCACCGGTAATAACGAACACGTTAGATGTATTAACGCATAGGATGGTAGCTAAACCATATGGTAATACAGTTCTTGTACTCGTATTAGATGTACCAACAAGATATGCGGTAACTCCCGATGCTGATGAAATAGAGATATTAGAACTATTAGAATTAAATACACTAATTGATTGACCAGCAGTAAATGTACTAGCTGGAATAATTATATTGCTATTTGTTGTTATCAAGCTAATGTAATCAGAAACTTGTAGTGTATAAGAAGTTGTTTTATTTGAAACTACATAGCTGTAACCAGTGGAACCAGTGAATCCTGCATTACCTGCAGGTCCAATAGAACCAGTATAACCAACAGAACCTGTGTATCCAGAACCTTGTGATCCTGTGTAACCAATAGCACCGTTAGCACCTGTTAAACCACCAGAAGACATATCGACCCACTGATATGCTTGACCATTAGGATCTAGTAAGTAAACTAGTTCAATTCCGTAATCAGTATTATACCAACGATCACCAACTGCAGGGCTTGAAGGAGCTGTATTGCTCGAAGTGAACATATAATTTCCACTACCACTACCACCTGTAGAAGTTGCCCAGTATATTCCAGTACCATTCGTTGTTAATACTTGGCCAGCTGTTCCTAGAGTATTGTTGGCTGTAATACCAATACCATACACCGTATTAGTTGCTGTTGTGGAAACAATTAATCCAGAATTACTTACTACAGAGTTTGATGTTGAATTACCAACTGTAAGGTTACCTATACCAATGTTGATAAAGTCGGAAGCTAATGTATTAGTAATGATTACATTAGAAGTAACAACGTTAGATGTTATAGAATAAGAGCTGTTAGACCAATAAACGCCACCAGAACTATTTGATGTTAGTATTTGTCCACCAGTACCTACTACACTATTAGCAGTAAATGTTCCAGTGATAATAATATTGTTTACAGATAGTGATTGGCCATTTGCAAATCCAGCAGAACCTGTATATCCAACACCAGTAGAACCAGTATAACCAGCAGTTCCTTGGCTACCCGTTGAACCAGTATAACCAGCAGTTCCTTGGCTACCTGTCGAACCGGTATAACCTGTAGTTCCTTGTGATCCTGTGAATCCAGTCGATCCATTAGATCCTTGTGAACCTGTATATCCAACTGTACCTTGAGTTCCCTGTGATCCTGTGAATCCTGTAGAACCTGCTGATCCTACATATCCAGTTCCACCTTGAGAACCTGTAAATCCTGCAGAACCTGAATAACCAACAGTTGTGGACCAATATACTCCACCTGTACTATTTGAAGTGAGAACTTGACCTGTTGTACCATAAACACCGTTAGCTGCAATATAGTTTACATTGGCAGATGTTACTACAATTGAGTTGTTGGTAATAATAGTGTTTGAGGTAGAATTACCTACAGTAAGATAACCCTTACCAATGTTTAGATAATCAGCATTTAGAGTTGAAGTAACAATAGCTACTGCATTAATAGAATTAGCAGTTACAGTATTTGCAATAGATTCTGAAGCCCAATAGATACCACCTGTATTGTTTGAAACAAGGAACTGTCCTGCACCATTTGCTCCATTAGCAGTTAGTACACCAGTAATTACAAGATTGTTTATTGTTGCAGAAGAACCGTTAGCAAAAGTTCCTTGTGATCCTGTATAACCAGTTGTACCTGTGGTACCAGTTGTACCACGTGAACCAACAAATCCAGTAGAACCTGTATATCCCAAAGATCCTTGTACACCTTGTGATCCAGTATAACCAATATCACCTTTGTCACCAGTAACAGCAAATGTCAATACTACATTTTGACTTGCATTAAATGAAGTTACACCAGAAAGATAGGAAACTGGAACAGTAACATAAGGTGACGAATATGTGTGCGATCCTGTAATAGCAAACATTGCATAATCTGCATTGTTTGCACTGTCCATAATCATGAAGTGACCTCTAATAGAAGAAGTCGAAGCATCAATAGTTAGTAGGAAGTTATATGTGTTTGTTCCGTAGTTATCATTTTGATTGATATATAAGTATGAAGCAGAAGAAACGTTTGCACTGTTAAATGCAACTTGACCTGTTCCAGGATTAGCTGCTGATGTGGATGTGTTGAATATATAATCAACAGTCTCACCACCAAATGTTCCTTGTGGTCCTTGTGATCCTGTATATCCGTTTACACCTTGGGATCCAACAAAACCTGTGGAACCTACATATCCAGTAATACCCTGAGAACCAACGAATCCTGTAGAACCAACATATCCAGCAATACCCTGAGATCCAACAAATCCTGTAGAACCAACATATCCAGCAATACCCTGAGAACCAACGAATCCTGTAGATCCTGTAAAACCAGTTGTTCCTTGAGCACCCTGTGATCCAATATAACCTGTTCCACCTTGAGAGCCAGTAAAACCAGTAGTACCAGTTGTTCCTTGAGTTCCTTGTGAACCAGTAAAACCATTTGTACCTTGGGATCCTGTATATCCTTCTGAACCCTGAGAACCTGTAGAACCTACATAACCTGTTGTTCCTTGATTACCTTGTGAACCAGTAAAACCAGTTGAACCAAACGATCCTGTGTAACCAACAGAGCCTTGAGATCCTTGAGAACCAGTGTATCCTGTTCCACCTTGTGAACCAACAAATCCTGTAGTTCCTTGAGTTCCCTGCGAACCAGTGAAACCAGAAGTTCCTTGATTACCTTGAGAACCAGTAAACCCAGTAGAACCAAATGAACCAGTATAGCCTACGGTTCCTTGTGAACCTACAAAACCAGTAGATCCAGTGAAACCATTCGTACCCTGTGATCCTGTAAAACCAGTTGAACCTTGAGATCCTTGAGAACCTGTGTATCCAGTACCACCTTGTGAACCAACAAATCCTGTTGTTCCTTGTGTACCCTGAGATCCTGTAAATCCAGTAGAACCAAACGAACCTGTATACCCCAACGAACCTGTGAAACCAGTAGAACCATTATATCCAGTTCCACCTTGCGATCCTGTATATCCAGAAGTTCCTTGTGAACCAGTGAATCCAATAGAACCAAGATAACCATCATTACCTTGAGAACCAGTGAAACCTACAGATCCATTATACCCTTGTGATCCAGTATAGCCATTACCACCTTGAGATCCAGTATAACCTGTCGCTCCATAGACAACAGAAAGAAACAATGAAGTTGATTGAGAGAAATTGGTATCACCTGTACCATTAGCAGAAACAATAGTAACAGGAACATACCAATAACTATTTGCAGTGCCTGAGTTATAGTTTATTGGTGTAGCAGAAATTAAAAAGTGCTGATTGTTTTCACTGCTAGATTGATCTTGGATAATTAAAGGTTGCTGATTAGCAAGTAATCCAAGATACAAATCAATATCTACGCCTGGTGAATCTGCTGTAACATGACTGATGTAAATTGCCGTCGCAGAAATTTGCGAACCATTATTATAAGTGTAATAACCAGCTCCAGGATATCCATTAGCAGTAGATGTAGTATTTGCATGATATTTAAATGATGTTGTAGAAGAACCAGCAACACCCTGAGGACCTTGAGATCCTGTATAACCCTGTGAACCTTGATAACCTACACCAACAGAGCCTTGATAACCAGTTGAACCAAAAAATCCAGTCGAGCCAAAATAACCAGTGGACCCAAAGTAACCAGTCGATCCTTGATAACCTACTGCACCTGAGCTTACCCACTCAGATCCATTGAACACCCAGTTTCTACCACCAGTTGTTGCTGTCTGACCCTGATACGGATTTGAAGGAAAACTTAAAGCCATCTATCTTACTTTATAATTACACTATTGATATTTATTGATGTCATTTTATGCCCATGTCCCAGTCACTGAATTTGACTTACTATCATTACCTAGCAATTCTAATGTAACCGATGAAAGGGCAAGTAATGTAAGTGATGTAGGTGAGTGATCTGAATCATATTGGGGTATTAAAGTACCACCATTTGCAACATTAATCACACCTTGTACATTGAAAATTAAATATGTCTTGTTAAAGTTAGTTACAGGATTAGTTGATGAATTTGCAGTAAATCCGCTTGTTAATCTAAATGCTTGATAATCAGCAGCAGAGCCTGATACTGTTTCTGTAGCACTAACTAGAGTAGATGTTTGATAGTATACACTAGATAAGTTTGCAGTGCCACCAAAACCAAATCCCATATTACCTGCACCTGCAGGACCACCACCAGTATATGTCATTGAACCTGACATAGAAATAGCATATCTAGAATTATTTGCTACTTGTACACCTACACCAAATAGACTCTGGGCAACTGTGGCTGTACTTAAAGCTAAATTTGAACCTAGAGTAAATGACTGGTTTTTCCATTGCCATGATGCATTGTTAGCACCACTTGATGTCAAGATTTGTCCAGATAATCCTGTACTACCATTAGCACTAAATGTGTTGGCTAATACTATATTATTTGTAGAAACTGTAGTAGGGGATACGTATGTATTTTGTGTACTATAACCTGCAGTAAATGAGGTTGCAGTTATACCGGTTGCTGTTACTGTAGCCACCTCTGTAATTACATTTGAACCTAATGGGGTTGCCCAGAAATCAATTTGAGAACCATTTTGAACATCAGAGAAACTATCTATTGATCTAAAATCTATACGTGCAGAACCCTGTGAACCAAAACCTGTTGTTCTATATCCATTTGCAGATATACGAAGAATTATATCATTAGCCTGTAGCCCTGAAGGATTTGATATTGTTCCTCTTGAAGTACGAGCAGCAATAGAAACATATGTGCCATTTCCATAAGAATCATATACAGTTCTATTAGAAAGATTAGCAGAATTAATAGTATAGATTGTTGTACCTGTATACGTAAATGGTTGTGGGGTTCCTAATTGACTTTGAATAGTAAATGGTGCAACATTAGTCTGCGTAATAGGGTTAATAATTTGAAGATTATTTTGAATAGTAGTAAACCCAGTATTACTTACAAAGAATGCAGTCTGTGCAGAATTAGCAACAGCATTACCAATACCAAGTGGAGTATTAAAGTAAAGAAGCTGTTGAGTATTTGCTAATTTAACTTGATAGTTTTGAAGAATAATACCACCAGCATTGAATCCTGCATTAGGATTAAACTGAGTATTTGTTCCTGCTCCTGATGTAATATAGAAAACACTATTTGCAACAGAAAGAATCTGAGAGGTATTTGTCAATACGTCAGTAAACGTAATTGAGTTAGAACCAAGATAAAGTGAAGCCCAAGAGAATGTTGAGTTGCCCAGTGTAAACACATTTGATTGTGAAGGAATAATATCAGAATTTACATTTAATAGATTAGCTTGAATACCTTGAGAACCAGTATATCCAATTGCTGCAAATGCACCTACTGATCCTGTGTATCCTGTAGGACCAAAACCACCACCGTTGATACCAATCCAATTGTTAGCTGGTTGATAGTAAGCATTAAAGATAGCATTGTTAGTATCGAACCAAAGTAATCCTGTGTAAGGTGAAGAAGGAGGAGTATCACCAAACACAACGTTTGCTGGTTGAACATCACCTTTCGATCCTACGTAGCCTGTAGAACCAGTATAACCAACACCTTGTGATCCTACATAACCAGTTGAACCGAATGAACCAGTATAACCTGTTCCACCCTGAGAACCAACAAATCCTGTTGTTCCTTGTGTACCTTGCGATCCTGCAAAACCTGTTGTACCCTGCGTTCCTTGTGAACCTGTGAACCCAGTTGTTCCTTGTGTACCCTGAGAACCAGCAAAACCTGTTGTTCCTTGTGTACCCTGTGAACCAGTGAAACCTGTTGAACCAAATGAACCAGTATAACCTAACGAACCTTGAGAACCCTGAGATCCTGTATAACCTGTTCCACCCTGAGAACCTACAAATCCAGTTGTTCCTTGTGTACCCTGTGATCCAACAAAACCTGTATCACCTTGAGTGCCATGTGAACCTGTAAATCCAGTTGTACCAAAAGAACCTGTGTAACCTAATGAACCTATTGATCCTGTGAATCCAGACGACCCTGTGTAACCTTCATTACCAACAGAACCAGTAAATCCTGTTGATCCTTGAACACCTTGGGATCCAATGTAACCTGTTCCACCTTGTGAACCTGTGAATCCAGATGTTCCCTGTGAACCAGTATATCCAATTAATGAAGATGGAGAGCCCCAATAAGCACCACCAGTGCTATTAGCAGCAAGTACTTGACCAGCAGTTCCTAGATTATTGTTTGCTATGATAGCTTTGACTGTGAGATTACCAGAAACACTAGCGTTAGTGTTATTAGAACCTATTTCAAAAACGTATGTGCCATTTGAGGAATAAACAATTCCATCAGCCATGTTAAGAGCCAATTCACCGACTGCAAGATTTGTGGTGTTTGGCTGACGTCCGGATACAGACGTACGTTTAAGTTGAAATAGGTTATTGGCGTGTGCCATGTGGCATGTCTCTCAAGTCAGTATATACTGTGACAACAATACTTTTTATAAATTAGTAAGATCAACTTTTTTTTGCTTAGTTTCTGCTTTATTTAAAGCTTCGTCTAATCTTTTTTGAAGTTCATCAATCTTATTATTTAGCAAAGGAAAATTCTTCTCATAATAAGAAATCTGAGCTGACTGAAGAATACTTGTCTTAGTCAGCTCAGATACCATTGTTGTTAACTTGTCAATGTAGATATTAAAAATTTCATTATTCATAACAAAAAATCCTTCACAATTTTAATGTAATTTTATTAGAATGTGCCACCATCAAGTGTTGAATAAACAAGGTTTGTTCCATCTGACATTAGAACATAACCAGATGTTCCAAGACCCAACTTGCTCAATCCTTGACCACCAGTAGTATTACCTACTAGCAAATCACCCTGACCATATGAACTGAATCCTGTACCACCATATTGGTAGTTAAGAGCAGTTGACAATTGCAAAGTATTCGCTATAATATTAACGTTAGTTGATGATGTTGCAGTTAGAGTAAGTGTCTGAGAGTTTGAAACCAAAGCACCAGAAATCAAGAATGCTTTCAATGTTCCTTCGTCTGAATTGTCAAACGAGATAGGACCAGCACCTTCTGGATCAGTAGTCAAGTTAGTAAATAGCTTGAATACCTTGTCAGAAGAATCTCTTACCAAACCAGCATAGTTTGTTGTTGTTCCAGTATTGTAGCTTGCATAGAAACCAAGATCTAAAGAATCTGTGGTATTGTTTGCACCAAGATGAATTAATGGATCTGATACTGAAATTGCATATATGTTTGCAGAAACAACATTGCCTGTTACATATAGATCACCACCAACAGACAAGTTGTGTGCAACAACAAGTGCATTAGCAGATAGTGATGTATTAACAGACAGGCTTCCTTGAACATTAATGTTAGAGCCAGAAGCTGTAATAGCTACGCCATTGACATCTACCTGTACTGAATGTAATGAAGCCCACTGATCACCAGATGAACCTAAGTTGCGTGTATTATTACCATCTGGAACAAGATTAGATGCAACTGAACCATTAACAGTTACTTTATCTGCAGAGGTTGTACCTAGTACTGTGTTTCCTGATGAAGTAAGAATACCAGCAACTACGTTTGCAAAAGATACGTTAGATGTTGGATTAATATCCTGAACAGTGGAAATAGTAGGAGTAGATCCTGCGCCAGTTCCAGTAGAAACATTAATACCAGAACCTGCATAGATATCAGCTACGTAATCACCAGATGTCTGTGTACCAAGAGGAACAGTATAGCCTTGTGTGTAAGCTTCAGAAATACCAACTGCTTTTGTAACAGCATTTGAATATGCAGAATCAGCATAACCTTGGGCAATAGAAATAGACTTTGCAACTGCGTTAGAATATGCACTGTCAGCTCTTGAGGCAGCATTTGAAAATGCATTTTCTGCTTTTGCAGCAGCATTTGCATATGCAGCATTTACAATGATGGTAACATCAGAGAATGTATTACCATTTAATTGCTGTGCATTAACGCCTGTCAAATACATACCGTTACCAGAAAGAACGCCAGTAGTAATGTTGACGTTAGCTCCAGTAAATTGTGTAAGTGCTCCAGAGAATGTTAGGTTACCAGAAAGAACTCTCGAATCCGTGTTAGTTACATACTGAGAACCAACACCAAAAGTTGTAGGGTTTTGCCAGTAAGTATTACCACCAGCATCTACTGCAATTAGATAACCAGCACCAGGTGAAGAAACACCATTGGCTGTAATAGATTGAACTTGAAGGTTAGCAGTCTTTATAAAGTTAAGACCATATGTACTATTTGCTACCAAAGCTTGGTTAGCAGTAAGTACACCAGGATTTCTACCACCAGCAATTGGAGTTACTGTTCCAAAATTACCAATGAAAAGTGTGTTGCTCGAAGCGGAGAAAGCTAATTCACCGTTCGCTAGCGAGGTTGGGGTCCCTACCGTTTGGGAACGTTTAATTTGAATTAGATTACTTGGGCTCGACATTTAGAAGCTTCCTCCGTCAATTTCTGTATTTGATAATGTTGTATCTGCAACGTAAATAGGTGTTATGTGGTATTTATAATCGGATGCATTGTAAGCCAAAATATAATTATTTCCTATTTCTTCTGGAATCACAACATCTGATAAACCTGACAACAATGTAGTTCCTGCTGAACCTGTATATCCAAACGATCCTGTGTATCCAAAAGAACCAGTATAACCATATGATCCGGTATATCCTGTTGATCCTGTATAACCTACAGAACCAGTTAATTGTACTGTCCAACTAGAAGATGAACCACCGACAGGTGTTCCACCTACAGAATTAACAAGTATATCTACTTGCCATCCCATTCCTCCTGCATCAATGATAGCAGTAATTTTTCCATACATGAAATATGTTGATCCACTAGTTTGATCAAACACATTAACAAAATCTCCAACAGCAAATGCACTGTAAGATGGAACATAAAAATAAATTCCAGAGCCAATATATGAACTATCAGTTGGATAAGTTGTCGTACCTGCTAAAGGATAAAAACCATATCCCTGAGATCCAGAATATCCTATGTCACCCTTTGATCCTGTGTAACCCATCGATCCCATATAACCAACAGATCCCATATAACCTGTCACACCTTGAGATCCTTGATATCCTGTATTACCTGCAGAACCTTGGTAACCAACAGGATAAGTATGTCTCCAACGAGAGCCATCCCATGTCCAGGTTTTTCCACCTGTAATGGTTGTGTCATTAACTTGAGGATTACTTGGAAAACTTAATGACATTATGCTACTTCAATCCATACTACGTTACTATAATCTGTTCCTACATTTACACTTAAAATACCATAATCAGAATCCATCCATAGTTGTCCAGGATATACTCCAGAAGGAGCAGTATTTTGAACAATAACATTAGCTACTTTAGTATTGGTAATGAATACGTTACCGGAACCTTCACTTTTTACTTTTAATCCTGAACTCTCATCAAAGTAGATGTTAGCAGTAAGATGTACAGAAGTATTTACAGTTCCATATTCTGACGAAATACTTAAAATTGTTAAATTAGGAGTAGCCGCTCCAGAACTAATAGCAGAATCTACATAACTTTTTGTTGCACCATCTGTCGATTGTGTAGGATCTGCAAGATTTCTGAACGTTGTTGGGGTTGGAAATTGTACAATTGCTGACATGTTATGCGACCGATGTTAGAACTGTTGCAGATGTATAGTTAGTAAATCCAAACACATCATAAGCAACACCAGAAATTGTTTGTGTTGTTGTTACAGCAGGAGTTGCTGTAGCAGTAAATCCACTTACAGTAAATGTCCAAGTCTTTGACCAAGAAACAGATTGTGGTGTTGCAACCCAAAGATAGTTTGAAGCAGTTCCAGAAGTAGTAACAGTTTGACCAGGAGCAAATGTAGTATTTGTTATTCTACTATATGATGTAGGGTCAAATGAAGGTGCTGAACTTGAAGAGTTAATAATGTAAAATGCTGGATAATACTTAGAAGCTGCTGCAATAGTTGCTGTTCTTGTTGCAGAAGTTGTATTTGTATTTGGATTTAGACCATTACCAGATGGTGTATAGCTTAATGTAATAGTTTGTGTAGTATCAGAAACATATGGTCCTGTTCCTGATGTGCTTGTTCCTGTTGAAAGTGCATTTACGTGACCATTACCATTGTAAGTATAAGTTGCAGTACTTGATGTAATTGATCCAGTAATACCACTCAAGCTCCAGTTAAATGTACCACCAAGATTCCAATAAGGAACAGGAGATGCATAGCTACCTGAAATACTTGCAACGTTGAACATTGTTGGTTGAGTATTAAACAATGTTGTTGTAGAACCAGACATTTGTTGTGTGGTTCCTAATCTTGTGTACGACAATCCATAGTTGATTGTCAAGTTTTGGGTTGTGAATATCCAAGCAGCAAGATCTGTATTAACAACTGTAAATGTGTTGCTCTGACCAGAGATTGAAGGAAGATTAGGAATGTTATATGTGTTAGAACCACCACTGAAACTAATAAAGTCACCAGATTGAATATTAATTAAAGCTCCATTTGAAAGTTCAAATGCAAGATATACATCACTAGTAATAGGAACATTGTTTGTGTTTCCTGGACCATAATATGCCTGGAAAGCATTTTTTGTTGCACTTGTGTTGTATACCCAATATCTGTTGTCTGATGTGAATGCAAAAGTAGGAACTTGAGAAAGTGTAAAGATATTTGGATAAGTTGAGTTAGAGGAGAATGAAACACTGATAGCAGCTCCTGTCACAACAGAATTGATATTAGAAACTACATATACCCCTGCAGCAGTACCTGTAGATCCTGCATAACCAACAGCACCTACAGAACCAGCATATCCTTGTGAACCAATAGATCCAGCATAACCAGTGTCACCCTTATCACCTTGAGTACCAGAAGAACCTGTATAACCAAATCCTCTTGAACCAGTATAACCTTGATTACCAGTAGATCCTACGAATCCTGTGTCACCTTGAGATCCTACATAACCTGCACCTGTTGAACCAGTGTAACCAAGATCGCCTTGATCACCTTTAGATCCAACGTAACCAGCACCTGTAGAGCCTGTGTAACCAAGATCACCTGTTGATCCTGTATAGCCAGTTGTTCCTTGAGAACCAACATACCCAGCACCAGTTGAACCTGTATAACCTAAATCACCAGTAGAACCTGTATAACCGGTATCACCATATGATCCAGTAAATCCTATTGATCCTGTGTAACCTAGATCTCCATTAGATCCTACATAACCTACAGATCCAAAGTAACCTACAGAACCAGTGAAACCTCTTGATCCATCATAACCAGAACCAGTTGGACCAGCACTACCAATAGAACCAGCATAACCTGCAGGACCTGCATCACCAGTTCTTGCAAAAGTCATCGATGAAATAGTACCGTTGGTTATTGTTGTAGCAGTACCATGATCACCAGACAAATATGAAATAGGAATTGTAGCATAAGAACCATTATCAGTCAGATTATCAATAATCATGAACGTGACATAGTTTTGAGTGTTTGTAGTTGACTGGATCTTAAAGTGACCTTTAATACCAGAAGTCGAACTATCTACAATCAACAACGTATTGAACACATATGTGTAATCCAACGCATTCTTGTTAATGTATAACAATGTTGCATTAGCAAGATATGTGTTACTGAATCTTACTGTACCTGTACCTGGATTATCAGCAGTTGTATTTGCATCATAGTAGTAAAGGAAAACTGTACCACCAAATGAACCAGGTTGACCATCATTACCTTGAGAACCTGTGTATCCTACACCTTGTGAACCAGTATAACCTATTGAACCTGAATAACCTAGATTACCATAAGATCCAGTATAGCCAATAATACCTTGTGAACCAGAATAACCAATAGAACCTGTGTAACCTAAACTACCAAACGAACCGGTGTAACCGATAATACCTTGAGAACCAGTGAAACCTATGTCTCCCTGTGAACCAACGTATCCCACATCACCTTGAGAACCAGTGAAACCTCTGTCACCATAAGGACCAGAAGGACCCTGGGAACCAGCAAAACCTGCTGAACCTGTATAGCCTGTTCCTTGTGATCCTGTAAAACCATACGATCCAAGATAACCAGTATCACCCTTTGAACCAGAGTATCCTACACCTTGTGAACCAGTGAAACCAATAGGACCAATGTTACCTACGTCACCTTGAATACCTTGTGAACCAGTATATCCGGTTGCACCAAATGAACCAGTATAACCAAACGATCCAAGATATCCTGCAACACCTTGCGAACCTGTGAAACCAGTATCACCATAGCTACCTGTGTAACCAAATGATCCTAAGAAACCAGCATTACCTTGCGATCCTGTAAATCCAGAAGAACCTGTGTAACCTGTTACACCTTGTGAGCCTGTATATCCAAACGATCCAGTATAACCAAACGATCCAACATATCCTGTTGCACCAAACGATCCTGTGTAGCCTGTGTTACCAAAGCTACCTGTGTAACCAAACGAACCTGTGTAACCAAACGATCCAAAGTAACCTTGTGAACCAGTATATCCTAAATCACCTTTGGAACCAGTATACCCTGTAGGACCTGTATCACCTCTTATACCTTGAACACCCTGATCACCTTGAGATCCAGAGTAGCCTGTTATACCTTGTGATCCTGTATAACCAAATGAACCTGTGTAACCAAACGAGCCAGTATAGCCTGTGTTACCAAAAGAACCTGTATATCCAAAGCTACCTGTATAACCAAATGAACCAAGATAACCTTGAGAGCCTGAGTATCCTAGATCACCTCTTGAACCTGTGTAACCTGTATCACCTCTATCACCTGTAACAGCAAATGTGAAAACAACATTTGAATTGTTGTTGAATGAAGTTGCAGGACCAGACACATAGGAAACATTAATGTCAAACCAATCAGTATTAAATGTATGGTTACCTACGATACTAAAGAACGCAAAATGATTTACGTTAGCAACTTCTGTAATCTGTACGTGACCTTTAATTGCAGAAGTAGAAGCATCAACAGTAGTCAAAAATTGATAGTTGTCATCACCAAGAGAATCAAATTCACTGATGTAAAGATGTGTTGCAAGAGTTACGTTAGTGTTACTTAATTTTGCTCTACCAGTACTAGGTTCTGAACTATCTGTGTTAGCATTAAAGTTATAATAGAATGCTTGACCACCAAACGCACCAGTAGGACCAACAGAACCAGTGAAACCAGTGTCACCTTTAGAACCAACAAAACCTGTGTTACCAAAAGAACCAGTGTAACCAAAGCTACCAGTATAACCAAATGATCCTAAGTAACCTGTGTCGCCCTTTGATCCAACAAAGCCTGTATTACCAAACGAACCAGTATAACCAAAAGATCCAGTGTAACCAAAAGAACCTGTATAACCTTGATCACCCTTAGAACCTATGTAACCTGTTTCACCTGTAGAACCTCTGTAACCTGTAACACCAAGAGATCCACGATAACCTACAGATCCAAAATAACCAGTTCCACCAATCGTAACACCAAAATATCTTACTTCGATGTCTTCATTAATTAATGGAGCAGTTGAAAATGTAAGAGTGATTCCATCAGGAATAGTATAGTCTACTCCAGGAATCTGTGTAAGACCATTAATGGTTACTAGAATGTTTAATGGATCAGGAGTAATGTCTGAAAGAGTAAATTGGGTATTGCTACCATTACCCATATACATGTCGTTCTTATAAGGAACACCAGCATAGCCTCTTGAACCTACATAGCCTGCACCTTGTGAACCAGTATATCCATAAGAACCTGTATAACCTTGAGGACCACCAGGTGTACCAGCAGAACCTTGATAACCAGCAGAACCAATGTAACCAGTAGAACCAAAATAACCCAATGATCCTAGGTAACCTGTAGAACCAAGAGAACCTTTATAACCAACAGATCCTTGAACACCAGTCGATCCTTGGAATCCAACAGGACCTATGGTTGTATTAAAATATCTTACTTCAACTTCTGCACCTGCATTTGGAGGTGTTGTGAAATAAATGTTGTACCCATCAACGGTATAGTCTATATTTGGTGTTTCTTGAATACCGTTAGTAAATACAAAAATGTAATTAGGATCAGATGTATATGTGCCTAATGTAAATGTGTTATTTGTACCATTACCAATGAATCTATCGGATCCAGAAGGACGACCTACAGGTCCTTGGACACCTTGTGAACCAGTAAAACCTATAGAACCAGTATAACCAAAGCTACCTGTATAACCCTGCGCTCCACCAGGAGCACCTTGAGAACCTTGGTAACCAGTAGAACCAAAGTAACCCTGAGAACCAAAATAGCCTAATGATCCAAAATAACCTTGTGATCCAAAGTATCCAGTTGAGCCTGAATATCCGTTAGCACCTGCAGAACCTTGATACCCAACATTGTCTGTTGTGATGTATCTTATTTCTATATTTTCGTTTATTTGTGGACTATAATTTAAATTTAAGGTATTGTTATTAGTAATGTAATAATCGACACCTGGCACCTGTACAAGGCCATTAACGCTAACAATAATGCTGTTTGCTGTAGTAACAGTATTGCTAAGTGAGAACGAATTAGCAGTTCCATTGGCTACTAATTGTTGACTGTATAAAATCAGTGACATCTATGGCCTTAACTATGAATAAATATATAGTACTATGATGATATTTATGTTTTTATAATGAGGTTAATATGAGTTTGCCTTCAATTGCTATCCTTGATTTGATTGGACTTGTGTATGACGGATCCACACTTTCTAAGAAAGGTTTGGGAGGATCTGAGTCTGCTGTCATTCTTATCTCCAAAGAATTGGCAAAATTGGGGTTTCCTGTCACTGTTTTTAATGCTTGTGGTGAAGAGGATTGTTCTCCAGGTATTTACGCTGGTGTAAATTACAGACCAGTTTCTTCAATAACTGCTTCTGATCAATTTGATATTTTAATATCATCACGCACCGTTGTACCTTTTATTCCAGAACAATATTACCAAGCATATCAAACTGCCACTCGTTATCCTCCACAGATTTTTCAAAACCTAAGAAACAAAGCAAAATACAAAGTGCTTTGGATGCATGATACGTTTTGTAATGGTGACATTAACGTAGAAGATTTGGCCATAAACAATTATATAGATAAAATCTTTACTCTGAGTGATTTCCACACTTCTTACGTTTCTACTTGCGATCATGGAAAGAGACGCAATTTTGAAGTATTGAAAGACAAGATTTTCCAAACTCGTAATGCTGTCGTTCAGTATATTGACGAAGTAAATATGATGGAAAAGGATAGAAATCTTTTTGTATACAATGCTTCATTAACAAAAGGAATGATTCCTCTTATTGATCGTATTTGGCCTAAAATTAAACTTGCTATTCCTCAAGCAAAGTTGAAAGTTATTGGTGGTTACTATCGTTTCCGTGAAGATGCTCCATTAGACGATCAAGGTAAGAAACTTCATGAGCTTGTGAAAGATCCAAAATACAATGCAATGGATATTGAGTTTACAGGAATTATTCCTCAGAACGAAATTGCAGAAATTCTCGCTAAGTCATCTATGTTCTTGTTTCCTGGAGCATTTCCAGAGACGTTTGGTATTTCTACATTAGAATCTTTGACATATAATACACCTCTTGTTGCTACTCGATTTGGTGCACTGGAAGAAACTGCAATAGATCAAGCATCTTACTTTATCAATTATGCTATTGAACCAAATGGATTATTTCCAAACATTAATATTGATCAACAATGTGAACGATTTGCAGGATTAGTTATTAATGCATACAACAATCCATATCTTCACCAGCAAAAGCAATACTATTGCAATGTGATTAAAGATATTAATACATGGGATACAGTTGCATTACAATGGAAGCAACATTTTGTTAAGCAATTTGGATTGTATCTTTCTAAAGAAGAATATAATAAAGTTTCTTACATTAACCAACGTGTTCATAAAGTATTTGGAAGACGTTTTAGTAATAAGGAAGAATGGGGTACATATTCTCAGAATAAAGAAAGCCACATTGCTGTAGTTACTCCATTTTACAATGCAGAACAATATATTCTTAGATGTATTGATTCTGTCGTTACACAAAACTACAACAATTGGTCATTGTATTTAATTAACGATGCAAGTACTGATGGATCTAAGTTTGCTATCAATCATAAGCTAAAAACATTACCAGAAGATATTAGTTCAAAGATAGAAGTTATTACAAATACAGAAAACAAAGGTGCAGTATACAATCAAATTAATACTTTAAGAAATGCTGTGTTTGGTCAAGATACAATTGTTGTATTGCTAGATGGTGATGATGCATTAATAAACGACAACAACATTTTTAATTTCTACAACAACTTGTATGCAAGTGGTAATGTAGATTATTCCTATGGAAGTTGCTGGTCAGAAGTAGATAATATTCCTCTTATTGCACAACCTTATCCTAAGGCTGTTAGAGATGCAAAAGACTATCGTAACTACAAATTTAACTGGGGTATGCCTTATCCTCATCTAAGAACATTTCGTAGAGAGCTTTTGAACTATATTGACGATGCTGTGTTTAAAGATGAGAGTGGAGAATGGTTCAAAGCAGGTGGTGATAATGCCACATTCTATAATATTTTAGAACAAGCAGATCCTAACAAGATTAAAGTAGTTCAGGATATTGTTATGCTTTATAATGATAAGAACCCATTGAACGATTACAAAGTCAATGGTGAATTGCAAAACAAAAATGCAAGTAAAATTGCAGGCGATGCTAAGTTACAAATTAACAAAGTGGATGTAAATTCTACTCCACGTTCTTTGAATGTAGATATTGTTCCAACAAAAGAAGTGGTAGTAAAAAACATTATGCCAAAAAAAAACATTTTAATAGCAATACCAACAGCTAGAAACATAGAGCCCACAACTTTCAAGGCAATTTATGATCTTATTGTGCCAGAAGGATATGATACTACGTTTCAATTCTTTTATGGATATCAGGTTGATCAAGTAAGAAACCTTATTGCAGAATGGGTGTGTAAAGGTCCTTTTGATTATTTGTTTGGTGTCGACCATGACATTTCTTTTCCTGCAGACACATTAGTTAAACTGTTGTCACATGATAAAGATGTAGTCTCTGGTGTATACAGACAAAGACTTCATGATAGACAGGTAATTGAATTGTTTGCAAATAATCCACAAGGTGGATATGATCATATCGACTATGATACAATTAGAGGAAAAGGATTGGTTGAAGTAGGTGCTTGTGGATTTGGTTGCGTTCTTGTTAAGAAACAAGTGATGGTTGATATTGGATATCCACAATTCTTATATAAGTCTGCTTTAGATCACAACCATACATTCTCAGAGGATCTTTATTTTGCAAAGATGGCTCAGAGCAAGGGATTCAAGTTGTACGCAGATACTTCAATCCTGTGTGATCACACAGGATCCCATGTGTTTACTGTTTCTTAAGCGTTTCAATTTCCGCTTTAAGTTCTTTGACAGCTTCAATTAACAATGCAACTATACGATCATACTTAACGGCCTTTGTGCCGTTTTCTCTTGTTGCAACTACCTCAGGAAGTACTTGTTCAATTTCTTGAGCTATAACACCAACATCGTGCTTTCTTACAAAGTATCCATCTTCTCCACCTTGTTGCTCGATATACTGATCGGTCCAATCGAACTCTACACCATTAATTTGCAATACTTTGTCTAGTGCATCAGTAATGTTAGAAACATTTGTTTTAAGTGTTTTATCTGATGCATAGTAAGCAGTGATGTTATTGGTTGCTCTTATTTCACCACCAGTTCCTGATGCAGCTACACCAATACCAAGTGAAGTAGCTTGCAATCCAGTGCTTTGAATTTTTACTGGATTACCAAAAGTATTGTTAACACCAAACCACAATTCACCAGGACCACCAAGCTGTAGATTAGTAGCTGATGTTGATGTTCTTGGTGCTGTAGATCCGTCACCTTGTACTAGTCTGAAATTCCATACAGATCCATCAGATTTGTAGATTGGATCGTTTGAAAAACCAAATGACAACATAGACTCTGTTGTATAGTGGTCATTGTATCCTCTTAGAGAAAGTACAGGATATGGCCAATCAGCAGATTGTGTTGGTGAAGATGGTGTTCCATTATATTTGTTAATTGTAGTACCTGATGCAAGTATTTGAGCAAACAAATTAGGCTCAAATGCAACACCATTGTTTGTATCAGAAGGACCAATGGAGAAGTTAAAACCAGTATTGGCTCCAAAGTTTAGAATATCACCATTTGCTCCAGCAGTTCCACCAGGTGATTGATATACAATGTATGCACCTTGTGAATTGTCACTAAAGATAAGGCCACTATATTGACCAGTATCAGCACTGTTTCGAAATTGAATTAGATTTTGACCATTGTTGTCAATGATGATAGCTGCATTGCTGTTGATAGGTTCTGCACCAAGTGGATTGCTAGTAATGATGTGTAATCTTCCACCATTTACAATAGTGATGTCACCGTTAGAATTCAATCCATAATCAAAGTAATTGTTTGCACCAAGGAAGTGAGTATTACCTGGGAAAGATGTTGTTCCACCTGCTAATCCAGAAAGAAGAACTTGATCACAATGTACTCTACTAATCCAAAGATCAGTAGATGTCATATAACTATTAACAACTTGTGATCCTGTAGGATTACTATAGACAGCAACACCATTTCTGTTAATGAAGGTGTTAGCAAGAACATCGCCAACGTTTTGAATTTGTGATACCCAAGAATATTGAGTATTTGAATTAATAGTTGTAATTGAAGTATTAGAAATTGTTACATTTCCACCAATAGCAACATTACTTGTAAAGTATGCAGAGTTAGTGGTAATGTTCGAACTTGTAATTAATGTGTTGCCCATATTCAATGTATATTGACTTAGAGCGGTGACCCCATTAATAACCAAACCAGAAGCGCTATAGATTGTATTGGTTGTTGTAGATGTTTGGAATGTAAGAGCAGTAGCATTAACTACAGAATTTGCAGCAGATATTCCTACAAATACAGAACCAGAATTTGCTAGTAGATTATTAGCAGTAAAGAATCCTGTGATTCCTGCATCACCTACTGCAGTGTTAGAATTTACTGTAACTGCAAGGTTATTTGCAATTGCAAGAAGGTAATTGGTTTTAGTCAGCCACTGACCAAACGAATCAGTTGATTGTATAATCTGAGGAATTGCAACTGTCATTTATTTTCCAATACCTTTAATAGAAGACTCTTAATATCTGAGATGTCTTGTTTTATTCCATCTACTTCTTGTTTAATATTATTTATTTCGTTTAATTTGTTTCTTGTTTCTTCTCTATGCTTTTCAGCCAAAAGAAAAGCATTGTATCCATCCAAGTCATTGTTTATCAATGCACCAGGATTGCCAGGTTGTTGAAAAAAGCCACCATTAATGTCTTTCATTTATCAACCACTGCTTAACATAGTTGCAATTCCTCTAACGTCTCTTAGAGTAGGTATTTTTGTTGGATCAGAAGAAAGGAATACAATCTTAAGAGCAAACATATTGAATCCTTGATGTAGTGCACCAAGCTCATCTGTATATGTTAGAATACCCTTGTTATTAATATCACCCCATCCAGTAGTTGCCAAAGATGTAGGTGACGTAATTGTACCAGAACCATTTATAGCTTGAGGTATACCAAAAACCAATTCTCTGTAATCATTTAAATCTGATTGTGAACTATCAGGAATTACTGTAGTTGTAGGAGCTTGGTTGTAGAGGTTAGTACTCTTAAACTGTAACTGAGTCCATAGTTTGTTATCAAACTGGCTTGAATCAACATCACTTCTAAAGAACTTAGCAAACACAAGAAGTTGTGCTTGAACTGGCTTATAGGCTGTCAAATATACAAGCAAGTCTTGTGAAAGAGTGTTTAGGGAAATTACTTTAGAAATATATCTTGTTTTTGCATTTCCATAACGTGTATATTCGTTTGTTGCATCATTATTAATCAAGTTTTGGATATAGTCAAAAGATCTTGTTCTTAGATCAATTACAGGTGACAAATACATATTACCTGAATTCAATGTCCATACTTCTGTTGCTGTTCCATTGGAACCAAAACCACCTTGAGCAACTTCATTAGAATAGCTTCTTACAACTCTTTCATAGTCATTTTGTAGGAATAATGTTTCATTTAATGTAGACAATCCTATTGAATCTTTTTGGAAGCTACTTGAACTATTGCTTGTTCCATAATAAGAACCAGAAACTGTTGTTCCTACAGGTTGGAAGATATTATATTTTGGAACAAAACCATGGTAGATAATATCATCAACTGAAACAATTTGACAGTTTGCTATTTGGTAAGAACTATTAATGTACGATGTGTTTGAAGGATCAGGAGTTCTATAAATTCTTAGGTTACTATAGATACCTGCTTGGTTTGTAAACAATCCATTTGAACGATTAATGTAGATAATACCTTTTGTTTCATCGGCATATTTTACCTTACCAAAAGGATAAATTTGGTTGTTGGTATAAAGTGTTTGAGAAGGATTAGAATTGTTTGCACAATAAACTAAGTCACCAGGTTGAATTGGATATCCATTAGCTGATGTTCTATAGATGTTTTGAACTGTAATATAATCATCAGGAGTATTTCTAAACACTGCTGTACCTGATGTAGAAGTAAATTTAGCTCTGTATAGATTAAATTTAATATCTTGGGCTTGATAAGTTGTCCATGTAGTTCCACTAGAAGAAGCAACAAGTACTCCAGTATAAGGTTGTTGAGAAATGTATTGACCAGTTAGAATATCAACACCACCTACTTCTGAAATAAACACATTGTAGTCAGGATTTGGTCCATCTGGAGAAAGATAAAATGCATATGTAGCATCTGCTTGAAGTAGAGCAGGAGTATAAAGTGTAAACACAGTTTCGGCTGATGAATCGTCACTTGTTACGACTTGAGAACTATGTAGGTATGCTTGGCCAACTATCTTAGTACTGTCAGGCAAACCAGCCAATGTTTGAACTACAACCAAACTGATACCAAGAGTAGGACTCTTGCTTTGGAAGTATACACCAACTTGTGTTAAGTATGTGCCTGGAATTCTTTCTTGAATTAGATTACCAATAACAAAAGTTTCACCTACTGGATCCTTGTTATGTACAAGGTAGTTTTCAACATAGTAAGTATGATCACCTTCTAATAGCAAATTATAAATTATTTTGTTAGCATCCTCTGTTACTTCTTTAATATCAGTAACAGTTTCTTCTCCGTTCAGAGTTTTAAGTGTAGTGCCTTCTTTAATTTTAATAAGTTTATTTTTAAATGGTTTTTCTACTGCCCAGCTTTCTGGATTAAAAGCACCCCAACCTTCAGTAGTAAGGAAAGGATGTTCCTCAGATACGAAAGCATAATTGTTATTAAAGCTGTACATTTTTCTATTGGCTAGGATTGGTTTTTCAATTCCAACTACTTTGCTATAATTACCATTAGAATTTAAAACCAAATCTCCTATTTCTATCAATTTAATTTGTTTTAATGACCCATCTGCCATAGTAACATTGGCTTCTCCATCAAAACAACATCCATGTCCTCCGCCAGAAGAAGGAGGAGGAGGTGGAGGTGGAGGAAAATTAACAGTGTCTACCCATGTAACATTTGTATTATATGATGTTGTTGTTGGAGTAAATGTTGGTTGAATTAATGAGAAGGAAAGAGGCTGTTGAGTAACTGCGAGTGAAGAAGAAGTATAAATTCCTTCTGCAATAGTTGTTATTGAAGCAGGTGTAGTTAAATCTGTGGTGTTGGTTAAAGTAAATGTTCTATCACCAGATCTAAATTTATTTGCAGGAATAATAAAAATGCAATAAGCATTACCATATTGATCTGATATGATTGTAGAACCCATAGCACCTGCTTGTTGAAGTATTGAATTTTCACTTCCAGCAGCTATACCATTAATTTTGGTTGCATCTAATCTTCCTGAACCATCAGTCAATTGATAAGCACTAGCAACAGATGCTGGAGAACAATATTGTGTAACATCTGTTCCATCAAAGAAAGGATGAAGTACTGTATTTGGCTTCATTCCAGTTGCAACAATTGCAATTGTTCTTGAGTTCATATATGGTAAAAGAGCTACGTCTTTTACAAAGTTACCAAGATCTTGTTGGATTTGACTTGATTGTACTTTAATATCTGTAATGGTGTTTGTTGTTGTCTGTGACCAATAATTAGATTGCGAAGAACCATTATTGGTAGATGTTGTTAAAACAGGTGCTGCTGCAATAGAACTAATGTCTTTGAATGCACCATTAGCTGCAGCAGCAGAAAATGAACTTGCAATGTCTACAGTAACATTTTGTGGTGCAGCATTGTTAGTCACATTTGAATTGTCAAAACTAGGATATGTTGTTAATTTACCCTTAAAGCTGAAATATTGTTCTGTACAATTGCGGTAAGTGGTAGCAAATGGATTAGCTGTTAACTTTTCATTTGTATAATTGAGCATGATTGTCTTACCAGCAATGGTAAGATTAGTAGAAGATGCCAAATCAAAGTTAATAAACAATTCGTTAAAATTAGGACGAGCAATAGATTTAGTAGAGTCTACTGCCATACTATATTCAATATCGTTTGTTCTTGACAATGTAGGATCATTAAAAGGATCAGCAAAAATACCGTTCTTAAATCTTTCGATTGTACCAGTCGAATCTCTTACAGAAGTAGTTTGAGTATCCAATGCAAGTGCATTCAATACTGTGTAATATTCTAGATTTTTAATTCTTTGATCGAGGCCACCAATGTCTTTCATTGTGTAGCCTTTGTAATTGCTTAGAGCAACTTGAACTGCAAGATCGGGTCTACCATATGTCATATTACTGCGCTTCTGTAAATGTTAATGAAGGATAAGGAGGAACGCTGATAGTTGCTACCTTTAATCCAGATGTATTTATTGATTGAGGTACAGGGTTAAGTGAAGGTGTTCCAAACTTGGTATCTAATGTACCATCTTTATTAATAACCAAATTGTCAATTCTTGGAAGGTAATAAAGAACATTGTATACGAAATTAGCATTAGGTTCAATTGCTATTGGATTACCACCTGTGACAAATACTGAATTATTATTTGCAGGATTAATTGTAGCAGAAGAAAATACGTTTGTTACTACAGCAGTATTAGCAAAAACAGGTCTAAAATCAATCCAATTTCTAAGATCATATATTAATCCTGAAACAGAATTGTATACAGGAATTTGTGCTGTTTGAATTGCTTGAGTATTTGCTGTATTTGCATCATCGATAGGATAAGAATCAATAGAGAAAAATCCTGCTTTTGTTGTAGAGACATTTGCTGTAAAACTATTCAACTTAACAAGAATTCTAGAAGATGAATTAATGTAACCTTTATACTGAGGAAGCAAGTTTAATTGTGAAAGGTTGTAAGCAGTATCTGATTGGTTAGGATTCAATTGGAACCAACCAGTTTTATCTGGATTTGCAATATCAAAAGTGCTTCCTACATATATGTTAGAAATACTGTATACATCTGGCAATCCTAGATTCCATGGACCAGCAGATCCAGCCCAATGTGATGCGCAGTTGATTGCAACGTAAATTCCTTTGTTAGGAACTTTTTGAATTGGAAGAGCAGATGCCTTTGATAGAGGCATTTGGAGATTAAAAGAATATGATTGACCAGTAAGAGGATCAAACGATACGTTTGCAGTACAAGTTGTAGAAGAAGTCATAATGATAGAGTTTCCGCTACCAGAGAAATCTACATATGTACCCTTTTTAAACCACTTAGAAATTGTAATAGTGTTAGCTACCGGTATTCCAGTCAAAGCAGGATATACTGTCATACTATTAGCACTATTGATAGAAACAATAGTATGAATAGAATTTGTAACACCAGATCCATTGTTATAGTATAGTTTTACACCTGCTCCTGCTCTCATATAAGCATTGCTAGAAAGAGAAGAATAATTGAATGAAGTGTCTAAGAAGTTAATATTAGATGTAGTAGATGAAATACCTTGAGATCCAACACAATGTGTATTAATTGTTGGAGAAGATGAAGGTGTAAGAACTGGGTTAGATTCTGTATCTTGCGCAAACATTAAGTTTACAGCAGTTTCGTTAGATACTGAAAGTGCTCCTAGACCGTAATTATAAGTATCATAAGGAGCAGTAAAGTTAGCAGCAGCTCCACCACCACTTCTTGTCATTGCAGTAGTTTGTGTTACTCTATAGATATAGTTTGTAACATTAACACCAGTATTACTTGTTAAGCTCTTTACACCAGTCAAACCTGTATTATAAATTAACAGTCCATTGGTAGGTTCTAGAATTTCTGATTGACCTGTGATTGCATTTGGTACAAGATCACCCCATACTGCACCAAAGTTTCCTCCAGTAGAACCTGTAGCAAATATGCTTTTTGCGTTTGCAGCAAAAGAAGAACCTTGGTTCATTCTTACGTTGAAAATATAAGCCAACATTTCACCTGTAGGGAAGCCCTTATAATTTTGAGTAGAGCTGATTGTGCTATAGTTAATAGCTCTAATGTTTGCTTTTCCAACAGGATTACCCAATGGATTATTCATAGTGTTATTAAGACTTAGAATATTTTGGTTTGCACTATAGAATGTAATTTCTTGAAGGTTACCAATATCAAATGTACCTGCTACGTTTCTAAGTCTAATATAATTACCGAAGTTAGCAGTAACTTTTTGATTGCCTTGCCAATCAGTAGTAATAGCTCTAGGAACAGCTACCTTCTTTGTTGAAAGAAGTTCTACTCTATAACCGTCAACATATGCAATACCTGGAGTCAATCCATAATAAAACAATTGGTTGTTTGATTCGTGAGAAGTGACATCAATTTGGAATGGCGTAACAACATAGTCACCTGATTCCTCAAATGTTCTCTTTGCCATGATATCACCAATTGCTGCCAATTGAGGATCTGGATTAGAAGTAACAGGAGTACCAGGACCGCCACTAAAATCAAGAACTGGAAGGAATCCAGTAGGGACAGATACTAGTGTATTGGATGAATCATAGTAAACAGCAGTGGGAACAAGTTGTAATCTGTGAGCTCCTGGAGCACTATAGTTAACGCTACCAATTGAATTGTCGTATAGTGAAGGATCAGCTGATGGTTGTACAATATATTCTTGAGTACTGAATCCTACCTTGATTCCAACAGCATTTGAAACATGCTCTCTTATGATAAAATTATCAGGATTTGTTTTTAGGAAAAATCCTTTTTGATAGATTTGACCTTGAGCCAAATGAATACCATATCCAACACCTAGTGCATTAACAGTAGCATTTGATGAAAGAGTATAAATTGATCCTAGTTTGTTTGCTGCTACAAGAGGACCCATATAATCTTGTGCTGGTGAATAAACATCAATCTGTTCACTTGTCGTATTAAAAGTAGAAACTTGAACACCAGCATTATTACCAGTAGTAAGGTATTGAATATAAGCTCTGTTGGTATCTGCTAAACCTGCATTAACAGCAGATTCTGCTCCATTGAAAGCTCTAAATACTACGGCTCTTACACCTGTGGTGTTAGAAACTAGCATATTTGCATTTGCTAGATCAGAATGATTCAATGTAAGTACACCAAAATCTAATGTAGTTGTGTTACTGTCCTTGAATTTTACTTGTGGAATATTAGGATACTGTGTAAATCCACATCCAGAAATAATTGTCCCATCTTGGTAAATGCTGGAACCAAATACAGAAATTTGATTTTGAAGAATTGATTGAAGCTGAGTTAGTTCTCTTGCTTGGACAGCTGTGGCTGGACGAAACAATATTCTGTAATACTGCTTGTTTGGATCAAAGTCATCATAATATGGAGCAACATTAAAATTTGTTTGTAGAGTAGCCATTATTGGTCCTTAAAAATTAAAGTACAGCTTTACTTCTTCTGAATTGATTCCTTGTCTGCTAATTGGTTGAATATTCTTATAATAAAGAATTTGTGCAGAGTTAGGTACCAATTGTTTAGTATTTATAGTAGAAATAATAATAGTTTTACCAGATGATAATGATGTAATAGATTCATATGGTGTAAACGAACCAACATCTCCAAGAACATACATGCTAGTTGTATTCATATATGCAATAGTGGCAGTTGCACCGCTATTGAATCCTTTGATTACTTCGCCAGTATTTAAAAGACTTTGAGCAACCAATACACCCATATTAGTCATTTGATTGAAAGTTGCATCTTGGAATGTTGTTGCATTAGCAGAAGCAGTAGGATTATAAGCAAGTGCAATTTGTCTATATGTTAACCAAGATGGAAAGTTATCACCTTGTGTAGTTGTCATAGAAATACCAAGTGTTGTACAACCCATTTCTGAAATTGTGTTTGAACCATGACCACCTGGAGGTGAAATAATAGCATGAGCAGTTGCACCATTACCAAAATTGGAATTTGCAACAATTGCCACATTAGCAAAAGAATAACCAGTACCTCTTTTAATAACTTGTATACCAGTTATAGAACCAGTTGTTGGATCCACAGTTGTTAGAGCTCTATGGTTTTGACCATCACCTACTACGCTAACTCTTGGTGTAATAGAAAACAACGAAGTACTATCAGTTCCAGGAATTGAACTGTTTGTGAATACAAACTTGCCAGTAGTATTTACAACATAATTTGTAACTGTAGAGGTCGCTCCAAGTCCACTTCCTCCATAGATGTACATCGTAGATCCATTGTAAGATCCAGAAATACTAGAAGAACCACTATTAGAGATTTGGAATGTCTGAGTATCAATTGTACTAACAATACTACCATTTGCAGAAATGTAACCTTGGCCAGGATTATCCACCAACAATACATGTATTGCACCATTTTCAGCAAAGTTAGTAACTGATTGGTTTGGGATAATAGGTATGTAAGTTGTAGTTGTAAACTTTTTGTTACTTAAACTATCAATTGAATAAAGATATTTCCATTTGTATCCATCAGCTGTATTAAAGTCACCTGTGTTCAATGTCAATGATGGTTCTACTGTAGATGGAGCACCAAAGTTATTAAACAAGCATTTATAAACTCTATTCTTACTTGTTACGACATAATATTGTTCGCTAAAGATTGCAGGATCAGTATGAGTATAGTAATTATACACTGTTCCACTTGACCAAACATACTTGTTGGCCATGTATGCAAAATCTGTTGGAGCTAGTTTTTTACCAACAAGCATATTAGAGCTTACATCATAAAATGATGATTGAATGCTTGTGTTTGGAACAGGAGGATTTGAGTCATCTGGCCAATTGTTAAATTTACCAAAAGTGATATAGTAATTTGAATAAGGATAGTTGACATCCTCAATCATTTGAGAAACAAACTTACTTAGAATGTTATTATTAAAAATACCTGACATTATTATTCTACTATTAAGGGTAAGTTATAACTGTTACGGTTGTACGACCAGAAGGTTGTGTATAAGCTGTTTCTTCATAAGCCAAGTTAATATTAAGGTAATTACTATCTGAAATTACTGGCTGACCAAACACCTTATTTCCTACTGGATGCATAACTTGTTTTAGCACATCGATATATTTATCTAGTGATTTTTCTAGTTGTAATTCATAAGAGAATTGCTGATAATAATAACTGTCTGTCAAGTATTTGTCTGAATTTAAGAATCCACTTGTATCAATCCATTGACCAGCTTCATATCCAATAGCACCAATATTAAGTGTCAACGTTGATTGTAATTGTGTATTGTTTTGGTTTAAGAAAGTCACTTTTTGATTTTGTTTATTGAATCCAAAACCAGAAGATTGTAATTCGACAGATCCTATAATACCATTTCCTGTAGTTGGATTTCCAAATATTACAGCATTGTTTCCCCAGAAATTTCCATTTGCATCTGGGATACCATAACCTAAAATTCTTGAATCGTAAACATATGGATATACAGAACCATTGTAGTTATGATCACCTGACGTCAATCCACCAAGAGCTGCAATAGTTCCAATATTTAAATTAGCGTCTGTCAGAGCATTACCAATAACAGATTGAGAATTAGCAAGAAGAAGATTAGCTCCATAGTTTGATGCACTAATCAACATATTCATTTGATAATTATCGTGGTTAGGATCCAGTAAGTTTGTATTATATCTGAATGGTACAACATTAGAAAGCTGTTTTACATAAAATGAGGCACCAGATCCTGTAGATGCACCAAGATACGAAATATTAACTATTGAATTATTTGTGTAACCAAAACCACCATCAACAATTCCAAAAGTAATATATCCATTTAGTAAAGAAGGATTTACTAATGTTGCTACGTTGAACGAAAGGCCTTCACCTCTCCCTGTTATAGAAACTAAATTATCACTCAAAGCATTGTTGATTGAAGATCCTGTTACCGTAGCACTTACAGGTGATCCTTTAATAAACGTAGCTTGTCTAATATCCAATCCATCATAAAGTAAATATTCGCCTACAATAAATGGAGAACCTGTTGATCCATTTTGAATGTTGGTGACATAAAATGCAGAAACTATTTGTTTGCTAGTATAGATTTTAGCTGGATTTGTAACAAACGCAGTTGCTCCTGAAATCGCACCTTTTATAGTTCTTTGAGAATAACTAAAATTAGAATCTCTAAATTCTACTTCAATGTATGCATTTCTTACCCATTGTCCATCAGATGATCTTAATACATCCTTGTAGGGTAAATTGATATTAACATCTAGATTATAAAGTAATCTAAAAAGAAGCTTTAATCCCTCAATTGATCCTTTTGCTCTATAAACATCAAGAATATGTTTTTCCAATAATCTTGGATTTGAGACAATTGAAAGAGGTATACCATGCATGTAATCATTGATAAAATGAGATATAAATTGTTGAGCAGTTGTATCAATATCTGTTGTTTCTAATAGATTTCTTCCATAGGAAGTAGGACCTTGTTGATCTAACCACTCATAATATGCTTTTACAAATTGAACAAAGTTGGGTCCTTCTTCCTGATAAAATGCAGGAAATTGCTGTTGTACAAAAGGAGCTATATTTTTAAGTTCAGTAATCATTATTGTTTAAACACAGTCATGGTTACATTAACGTTGGTATAGTCAATTTTTAGATATTTGTTTGCAGTGACAACAATATCATCATAGTATGTGATTGCATAGAAGTTAATTATATTGACATAATTGTATGGTGTAAATGTAAATTGCATATCACCAGTTTGGTAGTTAACAGTTCCTATATTAGAATTGAGAACAATCTTAGTCCCTTGTGCAGTATAATAATAGATAATCAATGTTCCCTGACCATCATCAGCAATTCTTGCAGAATACAATACTCCATTTTGATAGTACGAGAAGAAATCACTTCTTACTGTTTCTTCTTCACCTAAAGCATATGCTCTTAAGAATGGTCTGTTTAGTTGGTTACCAAATGAGAAAGTAATTGTAGATGATACACCAATAGTAGGAGCAATTTTATAGATTGCTCTTAGATAAGTTTGGTTACTGATAATTGACGGATCTGCAACATCAATCATTGATGTCAATTTAGATTTTCTTAAATCATTACCAAAATCTGTAAGATATGTTGTATCATAGTTAATAATTTGGTTGAGTACTTCTGATTGTAGTTGTGAAGCACTTAGTGTAGTCAATGATGGGTTATAACTTACAGTAGATACAATTTCAACATACAAATATTCTGGATCTACAATTACAGGAATTGTTGTAATACTTTTTGTCTTAAGGAACGAAATCATATTAGCCTTTAGTTCATTGGAAATAGTTGGAGCATTTCCATATGGAATAATGCTTATGATAACAGTACCATATTGAGGAGGTGTTGCATCCTCTCCTCCATAAACATAAAGTGTTTTAATTTGTGGATAATTTTCTAGAAGAAGATTGTAATAGTCATCTGCTGTGACAGCTCTGTTTTGTGTTGTAAAATGGCGAGGTGCATTGAACTTAATAGAATCATCTGATTCTCTTTCAGAACCATTTTGAGCAGGAGTAATTGTACTTACAGCGACAGGATACAAACCAACTGTTGTTGTTGGAGTAAATGAAGAAGCTTTGTTACCCAATTCACCATTTGTTGAGCGATAAGTTACATTTACAATGTTACCATTAGCAAGAGCTTTTCCTAATGTACCATCACCAAATATAATTTCATATTGGTTGTCACCATATCCTTGAACAAAGTATACTTGTGAAAGTGGTGTAAGTCCGTATAAAGAAGTTGCCATATTATATACGGTATTTGTAGAATCTGTCGATGAATTAATTACAGTAACATTGATACTAGTAGAATCAACATATTCAGAATTCATAATGTATCTTGTAGATCCATCAACTGTAAAATATTCAGATACCAAAACACCTTCATAAATGTAGGTTGGAGGACTTATATATTGTCCCTGAGCATTTTGATTAATTGTAATAGCACCATCTGTAGAATAGTACATTTTTACACCATCCACTGTTGCAGTAGATGTAAAGAAAGGTGGAATGGTTACGTTAACAGGACTATCTGTTCCTGTATTAATTGCAAAAGTAACCAATGCTGATGCAGATGTTCTAGATCTTGGAGTATAATTCAATTCTTTTGCATGGGAAACTATTGAGCTTCGAAGCTGAGATGAATCCAAAAACATCTCACTTCCAACCATGTTAACATAGAAAGAATTATAGTATGTGTTGTATGCAAGAATATCAATTAACGCACCAAGGTTTGATCCTTCAAAATTGTAATCTTGAAATTGAGCTTGAGAACTTAAAAACGTTTTTAGGTTGTTTTTAATTCCATCAAAACTTAACAACGATACATCAAGAAAGCCAGTATTTGCCATTATCTTACTCTTTTTAATATTAGATTTAATGTTATTGGATTAACATTGTTGTTGATCGAGAATATTATAGTAGCACTGTAAGCATTTTGATCTGGTAAAGCAGTAACATTTACAGCAATCAAATTGGCTCTTGGTTCATAATTAACAATAGTTTCAGTTATGTATTTTTTTAAAGTAAATTCAGTATCAGAACTTATATTATCAAATAAACTCTTCCTTACTCCTGAACCTAATTGAGGATTGTAGAATCTCTCAAAAGGATCAGTTAGTATTAGATTACGAATTGATCTTTTTACGGCAACATCATCAGTTATCGTTACCAAATCCTCTTTGATAGGATGGATGTCAAAGTTAGTTGGTATATCTGAATATAAACTGTTTGTTGCCATCTAATATTTATAACGAGGTTCTACATGTTTGTAAATACTGTGGATTGTATTTTTGGACGTCATTTGCAGTAGAAGCGGCCAATTTCCATCCCGATGTAAATGCAGAAGATCCAAAAGGTGAGAATGTTTCTCCTACTGAAACAGCACTCATTGCTAACATGAATGGAATAGAATGGTCCGATCTTCTCATTTCAATACTTGTAGAAGGTTGCACGTTCATCACGTTTGTCATATTGTTGGTCATTGAGGTAATTTGTTGACCATAAAAAGTATTTGTTGGAGGAGGTGTAGAATTTCCAGTTAACATTCTAGAAACAACAGATGCAATTGTTTGTGTTCCTCCATATGAAGAGAAATTTTGCAATCCAAAAGACACTACACCATTTCCTCCTTGTGTAGTTCCAAATGCACCTACTCTTCTACAAAACACCTGATCAACAGCAGGTAATGCAACTGGAGCTTCTCCAAAGAAACTTTTTCCTGCATATGATGGAGGAGTCAACATAGGATTATTTGCTAGTTTGGAAGTAGTTAGTCTTTGTCCAAGAACTACCTGAGACATATAGCCACCCAATGCATTTCCACCAGATCTTCCTAACAGCAGACCTGCAACAATGCCACCAAGAGAACCAAATTGTCCTAGAGCACCGCCAAGAGGAGTTTGATTAATCAGACTTCCTATTAAAGATCCTCCTGCAAGAGAAGCTGATTGTTGAATAGATGCTGCTGGATTTAATAATGAATTAATTGTGGAAGGAGGAAGGGTTCCATTAGCCAATCCTTGATAATTAGATATAGAACCTGTAATTGAACTGAACGATAAACTTGGTGATTGTCCAAGTGGACCACTCCAACCATTGTTATTATAAGCCTGTCCAATCAATGCTGCTCCTATTACACCAAGATTGGTTCCTAAGTTAGCAGCAGAAAGAACACTACCATAGCTTCCTTGATTAGGATCGCTATATTGTTGAACTTGAGAATATTGTGTTCCATATGCATTATTAACAGAAGCAACACCTTGTGAAAGATATCCAACCTTGTAGATATCTTGAATAGCACAAATAGCAACAATATTTTGAATATTGTTTTCATCTGCAAGCTCTGGTATTCCTACGACATCAGAAATTTGAACCAATGTATCATAGCTTTGGTTTGCTGCAAGAATATAGAAAAATTGTTCTAATGTTCCATATGGAACAACTCCATTTGCTGCAAGCTCATTACATTTGTTGGTAATTGTTTGTTTCTCCAAAGTAGTAAGAATATAATTGCTAGGAGTTCTTACATAGTTTGTAGGAGGAGCAGAAGCAGTTTTTAATGAATTAGCAAATCCTGCTAGTTGAGCAGATGTATCTACTGCACCATTAAATGAATCGTTAGAAGGTTTTAATTCCTGACTTCCATAGAAACCAGGTTTTTGAATTACGCCTCTTTGAATAAGAGCATTAGTATCTCTATTTACAGGAACATTATCAACCATATGTTTTTCCTTGTAATGCTGCTACTGCATAAGAAAGCTGTAATCCAGGTACAGAAGAAGCACAATGTGGATCAGCACAAGTAAGAACAGTTCCACCACCTGATTGACCAGGTTGTGCAGCTTCTACGTGACAGTGGATGCTTCCCTCATCGTTCTTTTCTAACAATACCTTGTTGTATGGAAGATAATCTCTAACAAATGCAGCAATTTCAGCTGTTCCTGCATGATCGTGATAACCAGCATGAACGTCTACTGCACCACCTTTAACATGGTTATGTGAATTGTCTCTGTACCAACTTGAGATCATTAACTTGCCACCAAACTTTTCATAAAGAGGATCTAAGATGTTCCAAGATACATTCATTGCTTCTGTTAGGATTTGTTTGTGACTACTTGCAGGAGCACTTCTAATGTTAATTAACTGACCAACTGTAATGTGCTTAGATAACTTATCATTTGTGTTGTAAATTGATGTTGGCATAGGAAGAGGATTCTTTTCCGCAATACCATTATTAGTAACTGTACCAGCTGGTCTATCGTATATTCCTGTTGCTACAGCCTCTGCAGTTAATCCAGAATCTTGAACTTGATAAACTGCACCTGCTCCCTTATTACCAGCAGCCAATGCTTCTGCTTGAGGATTTGGACTTCCTCCTTCATTTTTATATAATGAAAATTCAGCAGCAGACATCTTCTTTGCATTGAGAGGGAAATCTGGAGCAACTCTTATTGAAGTAATAGAATCTATAACAGTATTTGCAGGAGGGTATTGTGCAAGTACAGCAGCAGTTGGAGATTGTGCTCCATCTGGATTTAATGTACCACCTATTTGCACATCAGTACCAGATCCTTTTACTTGAATCTTTGCGCCTGAAAGTAGATCTAATGAAGAACCTGAATGAATAGAAGAAGCACCAGAAGAAGATATCTTAGTAGACCCAGTAGAAATAATTGTATGGTTACCTTGGGTTTGGTGAGTGGAGTCACTGGCAGTAAACAAATAAAATTTATTGCTTGTACTTAAATTCATAGAGGCTTGACAAATAAGTGAAATCATTCCTTGAGCATTAATTGCATAGTTGCCATCAGTTCTGACATTAATGTCTTGTGCAGCATCAACTTCTATAGTTGTAGAAGATTGTAATCTCATTTTACCTGCTGATGTGATTCTATAGTCACCAGCAATCATAGTACTCATATCTTTGGCTACTTCAAATGATTTACTTCCATCGATCGATTCATCAACTGAACCTGATACGGAAGTAATCATATCACCACCAACATGGAATCCTAAATTTCCTCCAACGTTAAAATCTAGGTCTCCTTGAGTCTCCATAGTAATCTTACCTTCACCCTTAAGAATTAAATGACCTCTTGAATATACAGTCAAATCTCCTCTTGGTGAAATAATTCCAACACCTTTTTTACCAGAAGAAATAAGATGAATAGATCCATCTGCATCTATCATAATAGTTGCACCGGAATGATGCTGCATAGTAATAGTATCTGCACCAAATGTGTTATCAATTAGAATTTTGTTTCCTGTTGCAGAAACAAATCCTTGCATATCTGTTGCTTGTCCAGTTCCTCCAACAATACCAGCTCCTGGACCTGTATGGGTAATTGTCTGGTCACTACCTACACCAGGTTTATCTTTTACTGTGACTTCATAATAAGGAGCTGGATTACCAGTACCCATATTTTGTGGAGATACAGTTCTTCCTACTCCATCTCCTTCCGGATTGGTTATTTGTTTAACTTGTTCGGTCTGGTTTGTAAATGTATCAGCCATCTATTATCCGCAGTAATTTAAGTAAAGGGCATTCAATGATTGTTCTAGCTTGTCGTTATCACTGGTGATTGTAGAGCTGTCATAATATCTAGCTTGTTCTCTCATTATTTTATATAGTGTTATTTTTTGTTGTTCTGTAATGTAATATTGGGAAGCACTGTAAACAGCTTTGGAATTTATGAACATATTAATACCACCAATCAATGTAATTGAGGCATTATCATGATTGGCTTGTGCTCCTTGATACACAGTTCCATCTATGTCTATAATAAATGTGCTGGAAGCATAATCGTTTAAATTTACCTTTTCATCTTTTAGAGTTTTAGAAAAAGTAAAATATAAATCTTTGCTATAGGAAACAGCTTCTGGACTTACAATGTTCATCCTTTTGCTCCTGTAGTTGATCCAGTATATGATAGTGAAGAGTATACTTTTCTTGCAGCACTTAACTTACTTTGATAGTAAGGTGAATCTCTGTTGACAGTCCAAACACCATTTATTTTTTGATAGGATGCATCTCTTTCGTAAAAAATAATTCCTGCAACAGCATCTTGGATTGTTGTAGAAGTTATTAGTTTATTGTATGCTGTTTTTTCTCCAGTATGCAACTCATGCCAGACAAAGTCTAATTGTCTTTCTAGTGGAGGAAGACTTCCTTTTGCAGCAACACCACCACCACAAAAATTTAAAAGTGGTGTAATTCTGTCGTACTTGCCACCTCTCCATTGAGCCAAACCTACAGATGTTTCTCCTCTGTCGTTACCATTGAATGATTGAGGATTGCAACTTGACTCAACATTGAAGTTACCTACAAGTGCTGCTACAATAGCCTTAAGATCTCCTGAGTATGCACCTTCTGCAGAAATTCTTTCCCAAAAGTAATTGTATACTTTTGTTTGGTTATCATTTCCTGTAAGCTGTGAAGTTGGCTGACTGTTATCTGAAGGAATGTTAGCATTGTTTGTTGTAGTTGCAGCAGCAGTAGATGCAGTAGCTCCTGATGCAGTTGGTGTTCCACCAGGCGAATTATTCATGGAGTTTTGTCCTCCATTGATAACACCTAAAACTATTGGCTGTTGTGAATCTTCACCATCTGCAAAGAAACCAACAACCCATGTACCTCTAACAAGACCATGGCTAGCAGTTCCTCCAGAAGTCTGACCTCCAGTTGTTGGATACAATACTAATGCCCATGGAAGATCTTCGTTGGATACCTTTTCCGTATCTTCTGTATGATGAATACCAAATATTCTTACACGTACACGTGAACGATCATCACCAATATCTTGAACGATACCGGTAAACCATCTATAACTGTCTCCATAAAAATCATCTGATATCATTGGTGACCATAGTTTCTAATAACAGGGGAGCTAACAGAAGTATTGTATTCTGATGATTCTAACAATGTAGACAAGTAACCATCTTTGTATATTCTTAGAGAAGTTGCAGCTCTTTCTCCAGAAGTTAAAACTTGCTTTACTTCAGAAACGATAAAAAATCCTGAAAGATATATGTCTTGATCAACTATATTGAATCCATGATTTTCTGGAAGATCACACCAAATAATATCACCAGCTTTAATACTCATGTTGGCAGGAATAGTGATAGTAAGATCTATTTGATTCAATGCAAATAGATATCTTGTAGTTTTACCAAACTTACTTCTGTACGAAGGTTGTGATAAATTACCAGGACCAAAATCTTCGTAGTTATTAATAATGTATCTTATTCTGTTTGAATATTCTGTTTTGTCTTTTTGGTTTTTTACGTAATTTATATACTCTGGTGTATTCAATGGATGGTTACCAAGCATAAACTTGTCTGGGTTTGCATTATCCAATTCTGATGGAGTACTATTGTAGCTTTTTTGCAACATACTAATTTCCACTAATTCATTTTGATAATAGCCACCAGCAATCTTTTCAATTGTAGAAAATCTTCTATTATAAACAATGTTCATAATTAATCTTGTATCTTGATCCGGATCGCCACTAGGAGATGCACTTTCTATTTCTGTATCAGAAACATACTTGTATTTTTTTCTTCTAATTTGTTCTTTTACCTTATAAGCATCTTCAACTAGTTTTTGAATTGTTAAATAGTTGAAATTATCTAGATCTTCATAAAACAAATATACAAAGTGATTATCATAATCACTAGCAACAGTATGTTTTGCAAGCCACTTAATTGCAGCAAGAGGTCTAAGGTTAGGAACAACCATATGTCTTACCTTTGTAGAAACCTCTTTTACAAATGGTTTTGATATTTGAAATTTATCTTGTGTATCTTGTGCAATGTATTCATTATACACTTTTTCTGCTGCATCTTCCAAAAGATCGTTGTATGCATGAGAAACATACTTTCTTACATTTTGTAGATAGTATGGTGTTACAAGGTCAACAATATACATTAATGATCTTGCACGATCACCAACAATAACATTACGTACACCCTTGATAATAAATTTTAGAGTAAATGTTTGAGTTGGAGAGTTAGCTTCTCTTGCAGCAATTCCTGAGACGCTATTAATTTGTTCGTATGTTATAATTACGAGTTCTTCACCAGTAAATGGATAGTTGACAAATAACCCAATCTGATCGTTTACAAGCATTTCTGCTTTTATTGTTGGTTCAAACATAGATTGGAACAACGACAATTCAACAAATTGAGCCTGTATACTCATTTTGTCATTTCCATTAAATTTTTGAATTTCAACATTAATAATTTTAATGTCTAAAGGATTCAAATTAGCCATTGAATATATTTTTTACCTGTTGTTTGAAATCAGAAATATATTGAGGTTTAAGAAGCTTTATATTTCTTTTTGATTCATTGATATCAAACTCATAATCATATATTGTTTTAGCAACCCATCCAGCAGGACTACCCAAACTTACGTATGTGTTGTACGACATTGTATAATTATACGAAGCAATCGTTGCAGAATCATCTGATGCCAATCCTTGGTAATAATAATACTTAATCGCTGTTGGATCAGTAGTAGAAGTAAGACTATATGATGTTCTGTTGTATTTGTTTTCTAGATATAAAATAAAATGGTTATAATCTAACAACCAATCTTTATAAGGATCAGTAACACCATTTACCATGAATATAATCCAATCTAATGTTGGATCGCCATATTCATTGTATGCAACAATGTCTGCTCTTTCACCATCTTTTAATAGGTAATTATAAAAAGTTCTGTAGTCATTTGTATATTGACTAATAACCGTTGCTTCTTCTAATATGTTTACAGAAGTAATTGAATTGTATTTAATTGTAGGTACGTAATCAAAAAGTGACGACATGTTATCCTACCCTTGAAGTTTGACTAGCATTTATACTAGTATTAATAGTACGATTGGAACCACTTTCTCCAAAACTTTCTCTTGTCTTAATATCAATTTCTTGGAATCCTAAAGTCAATTCTACAGAAACAGGATTACCATCGTTAAAGAAAGCAGCTCCACCACTACCAGAATTGTTTACAGTGAAGCTGGTAATAAACGAATCACTAACATTAGGCATAGTTGTGTTATTGCCAGCATCAAATTGTACTTCTGCAAGATAAGGGTATTCCAAAGCAAAACCTCCTCCAATGATTGCAGGATGCATATATGCTTTAATCAATCTTATGCATTCGTTTAAATCTCTTGACTCATCTGCAGATCTAGGAGATATCTTCCATGTAAAATTGTAATGCTTTAGATTGACACCTTGGAACAGAGTTGTCAAGTGAGGGTTTCTTACGATACCAGCTTGCAATTGTGCTACGTGTTGTAGCGAATCAGATACTGCAGGAGAAAGAGCAGCAACATCTGTTGCAACCTGAAGTATTTTGGATACACCAAAATTACCGGTAGCAGCAGTATTCTTAAAATCTTCTGCAACGGACTTACCAGCAGCTAGCAAATTAGTAGGAGAATTACCAAGCAATTCTAGATTGGTAGAAGACACATTGATATTATATGCATCTTGAAGCTGCTGTGGCAAAGGAAAACGGAAAATGTAATCGCTTGTAATAGTTGTGCTAGCGCCTGGTCTAGGTCTGCTATATTTCTTAAGCATCAATCTAGTACAGTATTGCGACTGTTCTTTTGGAAATGAATAATTCATTATTGCTCCTATAAATACTGAATATATTTATAGTGAGAACTTACAATGGCATATAAAGGAAAGTTTAAACCTCACAACCCCAGTAAATATAGGGGAGACTATACTAACATAGTATATAGAAGTCTGTGGGAACTGAGATTTATGAGATATTTGGATACCAATCCATTAATATTGGAATGGGCATCAGAAGAGATCGTAATTCCTTATTATAGTCCTGTAGACAAAAAAGTCCATCGTTATTTTCCAGACTTTTGGGTAAAAGCAAGGGTCAATGAGACTACGATAAATACTATGATAATAGAGATCAAACCTGATATTCAAACAAGAATGCCAGAAAGAAAGCAAAAGACAACCAGACGATATATTAGCGAGCTAAAAACGTTTGGTGTTAATGATGCAAAGTGGAAAGCTGCAGAACAATTTTGCTTGAATAGAAAGTGGCAATTCAAAGTACTTACAGAAAAAGAGTTAGGTTTAGGTAAAGTTTAATGACAATTTTTACTAAATTACTAGAGCAGGGAAGAACTGCTGTCAACAAGCCAGGTTCGATGGATGCCAGAGATTGGTATCGTTCTAAAGCTATGGATGTCCGCAACGCAAATCCAAGAACAATTATTGGCAAGAATACTCAATATCAAAAGCAGTCTATTCAACCAGGATCTTTGTATCTCTACCAATATGATCCAAAAACCAAAGATGATCTTCCTTATTGGGATATGTTTCCTTTGGTGTTTCCTTTCAAAAAGGATGAGGATGGATTCCTTGGTATGAATCTACACTACATCCATCCTGTCTATAGAGCAAGGTTGATGGATGCATTGTATCCTTTAGTTAACAATATGAAGTTTGATGATACAACTAGGTTGAGAGCTTCTTATAGCTTACTTAATTCTGCTGCCAAGTATAAATATTTTGAACCATGTATTAAAAGATATCTATATGATCACCTTAAAACTAAGTTTCTTTTGATTCCAGCAAACGAATGGGATATTGCATTATTCTTACCGTTGGAAAGATTCCAAAAAAGAAACAAGAATGTTGTTTACAAAGATTCGAGAGCAATTATTAATGGCGTTTAATGTCAACGATTTAATTAGTAGAGTAAATGAAGGTGGTGGTCTTACCAGAACTTCTAAATTTGAAGCTATGATCACTGGTCCTAATGCCAATGAACCTTTGTTAACTTACTATTGTGAGAGTGCTCATTTGCCAGGTATTTCTTTTCAAACAGAGGACATCAAACCCTCTGGATATGGTATAAGTGAAAAGAGACCTCATGGTGCTACTTTTCAAGACATACAATTGACATTTTTTACTGATTCTCAAGCTAAGATATTTAAATTTTTCCATCAGTGGATGCAGTCGATTATGAATTTCAATAAGAAGACTAATCCTAATGGAACTGCTGCTGGATCCTCTTATGCAACATTTGCATATCCAAAGGATTACTATGGAGGACTATCTCTTACTCATTTTGCTGATGATGGTAAGCCAGTTCTTAAGTATGATTTTATAGATGTGTTTCCAATCACCATTGGAGATGTTCAGGTAGATTGGGCTCAAGAAAATCAACTTGTAAGACTTCCTGTCACATTTGCATACACATCTTGGTCTTCTGATACTCTTGATCCTGGAACTACCAATTCAGTTACACAGACAAGAGCTAATTCAACACAAGATACTATTACTAGAATAGATCAACAAGTCAATCAAGGCAACTCAAATCTTAATTATAACCCATTTTCTAATCCAGGATCACTACCTGCTGGTGTAAGATAATTTATATTATAAAGGAACTATATTATGGCTTTACCAAAAATTAAACATCCAACATATGCATTGAAGATACCTTCTACAAAGCAACCTATTAACATTAAACCATTTACAGTTCAAGAAGAAAAGCTTCTTATGATGGCTAAATCTTCAGAAAAATCTGAAGATATCTTAAATGCTGTAAAGCAAATTATTTCTAATTGTGTTATCGAATCTATCGATGTAGATAAATTGGCTACATTTGATATTGAATATTTGTTCCTAAAGTTAAGAGCAAAGTCAATTGGAGAAATAGTAGATCTTGAATACAAAGATCCAGAATCAGAAGAAACTATCAAATTTAAAATTAACTTAGATAATGTAGAAGTAAGGTATCGTGACAACCATTCCAACCTCATTAATATTCAAGACAAAGTTGGAATTAAAATGAAATATCCTTCTGTTAGCCAAGTTGGCATTTTACAGGAATCTGACAATACAGATTCTGTCACAGATATTCTTATTAATTGTATCGAACAAGTGTTTGATGAAGATACTGTATACACTGATTTCACAGATGAAGAAATGAAGGAATTTGTTAATAGTCTTCCTATGGATGCAATGCAAAAGATTAAAACATTCTTTGATACAATGCCTGCCGTAGAACATGAAGTTGTTTTGAAGAATTCTAAGGGTAAACAAAAAACTGTTACTATTAAAGGTCTGAACAATTTTTTTACGTAATGACAGGGTATAGTAATATAGGCATTTATTACAATACTCTCTTTGCTCTTGTCCAGCATCATAAATATAGTTTGACAGAGGTATACGAAATGTATCCTTACGAACGAGATTTATTTGTTGAATTGCTTATGCAACATCTTAAGCAATTAGAGGAAGAGAGAAACAGGAAGAATGGCTAAACTACCAGGAGGTCCAGCAAAAGCTAGTGATCTCGATCCGGAAAAGACAAATCCTAAAATCCTTGCTCAGATTCAAGCTGCATTAGCTGAAAACCAAGCACGAGCTGCTGCAGGTATGCAAGCTGCCGTTGGTGGTAAGGGTGAAGGTATTGCTAAAACTAGTGATGAAAAATCACAAAGCATTCTTTCTGAAATTAACAAAACATTAAAACAACAAAACAGATCAATAGAAAATCTTACAGAATCTATTGAAACAATGACTACTGATATCCTTGATGCATTGAAAGGTGGTCTTGGAGGATCTGCTCCTTCTGCTCCTCCTGCAGCAGGTGGTGAAGGTGGTGCTGCTCCTGCTGCAGCTCAACAAGCAAAAGGTCCAGGATTCCTAGGAGACGTTACTAAATTCTTAGGACCCATAGAAGGCTTAATCACAGGTTTGATTCCTGTACTAGAAGGTATTGGAACATTTGCTTTAGAGTTTGCTGGTCCCATAGCAATTCTTGTAGGTATCTTTGCATCTCTTAAACAACAAGATTGGGCAAAGTTCTTTGATGGTGTAATCAAAGTATTTGACGATCTTATGAATGGTGATTGGGTAAAAGCATTAACTGATGGGCTAGGAGCAATTGGTGGTTTGTTATTGACGGGTCTTGGAAGACTTGTTGCAAACATTCTAAGCTTTTTTGGTTTTGATAATATTGCAAAAGAAATAAATGATTGGTTAGACAGTGTAGATTTAGTAAAAGTAATATCAGATTTTCTAGATGATACAGTTCATTTCCTAGAAGACGCATTTACTTTTATAGGAAGAAAAATTGGTCAGTATATTGATATATTCACAGGAACTATTGGTTCTGTGTTTGGATCTTTCTTTGATTCCATTTCCAAAGAAATAACTGATGTAATGAATGGAGATATACTAGGTGCTCTAATTGAAGGTGTTACAATGATACCTAATATGATTATTAAAGGTGTAGGAACATTAATTTCTAAGATACTTACATTCTTTGGTTTTGAAGATACAGGAAAAGCAATTAGTGATTATCTTAGCACTTTCAATCTTGCAGAAATTATTACAGGCTGGATTAATTTAGCAAAGGATGCTATCGTAGGAGCATTCAATACTGCAATGGATACCGTCAATGGTTGGATTGCTTCTGCATTCAAATTAGGCGATGATGTTATTGCATGGTTTACAAATTTATATACTGATGTAACTAATTTGTTTAATGGGTTTTATAAAGATATATCTGATTGGTGGAAAAATTTTGATGTTGTTGCTATAATTACAGATACTTTCCAAAATGTTCAAAATATGATATTTGACTATTTTGGTGGTCTAGGCGACAGAGTTAAAAACGTATTCTCTGATATGGGCAAAGCCGTATCTGAATGGGCTAGCAATCTTGCCTCGAGTCTAAATCCTGCTAACTGGAGTATCTTTGGAGGAGGAAAGAAAGAAGCCCCTGCTGCAGCTCCTCAATTTGGTTCATACAAAGAAGCCCAAATTGCAAAGAGGGAAGGAAAGATTACTCAAGAGCAACTTACTGCTTGGCAAAACCAATCAGGTGAAAGAGCAAAAGCTATGGGTAATGGAGCTACTACTGATTCTAACTCTACGCCTCTTTCTCCTTATGAAACCTCTAATGAAAATGTTGTTGATCTATTAGAACAAATTCGTAAGGGTAAAGAAGATGGATCAATACCACCTGGTAATGCTAAACAAGCAATACAAGCATTAAAACAAGGTGATATAAAATTAGCAAAAAAATGGATGGATGTATCGAGGGATACAACAGGGGGAGATCCATTTAGCGGTCCGACGCCAGGTCCAGAAGCTGGTAAATCCGATGCTCAATTATCAATAGACTATTCTAATAAATTTGGTATGCCTATAGGTATACCAAACAAATCAACTGCAGGAGTTGCTGCTGCATCTGCTGAAAATGCAAAAGCAATGTCTTCTCCACCAGCTGTAATAGTTAATAATAACGTAGTTGGAGGTGGAGCACAATCCTCTCCACCTCCTAGACAAAGTTCTGGTATGGTTATTACCAAGCCTGACAAATCCGATTTGGATTTTGCTCTGTTTGGTTTTAACTCAATTGCAATGTCACCTTAATCAGAAGCTAACTTCTTAAAGAAGCTCATATCTTCATCATCCTCATCCCATGGTGCACTTTGTGCTGGAGCTGATGGTGCAGGAGCTGCCTTAGGAGCTGGAGCATATGCAACATCTTCGTCTTCATCACGTGAAGAGAATCCTCCACCAGAAGCCTCAGTTGTGACACCAATAGCCTTTTCAAGACGAGCCTTGAGTTCCTCATAAGACTTAAAGTGCTTAGGATCAAGAAGTTCTTGGAGAGAATATTCTTTCTTCCAAATAGCTTCCAATTCTGAGTCATCCTGTAACAATGGACCCTTAGAATCAAACTCTGACTTATCATAATTTGGATATCCATCGAGCTTACGAATCTTCAACTTAAAGTTAGCACCTTCCCAAAGATCAAATGGGTTGATACGAACTTCACCTTCAAATTGAGGATGCATAGCTTCATTAATCTTATCAAAAATACGCTTACCATACTTGTAAAGGAATACCTTACCTTCGTTCTGAGGACGAGTAGGATCCTTGACAACATAAATGTTGCTGTAGAAAGACAAACGGCGCTTCTGATTACGAACTAATGTTTTATTAGACTCAATACCGGTTGCCCAGAGCTTCGAGTTGTACTCTGATGCTGGGTCGGGCTTGTTGAAGGTGGTAAGGGACTTTTCGATGTACCAACCACCAGGACCTTGAAACCCATGGTCCCAAATGCGTACGAAAGGCACATCCTCTCCCACGGGAGCGGGAAGAAAACGAATGATTGCATAACCATTGCCTGCTTTGTCAATGTCTGGTTTCCAGTAGCGTTCGTCATTGTTTGGATTGTCCTGTCCCGCTGCAGGTTGAGTTAACTTGTTTAACTCTGTGGTCAATTTATCAAAAGAAGACTTGCGGTTTTGCTTAAGAGCGTCAAAATTAATAGTCATTTTAGTATCTCCGATGTGTGTTACGGTATATGTTAATATTACGATGTATAAAATATAAGATCAAGAGAATTTATTTCTAAGGATCTTACAGTATTTATCTTTATCGTACTCCAAGAATGGATGGAGCTTCTTACAATTCTTTGCTATCTGTGGCCAAAAAACTGGATCTGAAATCTGCTTATTCCATCTTGCAAAAAAACGTACACAGTCTTGAATAATAATAAAGGATTCTTTGCAGATTTTTTTACGAATAAGCAGATTCAGAAGATGTGGATAACCAGAAGAAGAAACTTCAAAGTTTTTGTCAAAGTCTTCTAACAAGTTATCAATGTCGGTTTCAAAAACATAAGTTAGTGATTGTTTACGTCTAAGGAATTCGTTGTAGTTCATTTGGTGAGATAAATCAAACATATCACCAACCCATTCTTTACTACTTTCAGAAAGATTGGCTACAAGAAACGTCTTAGGATCTTCATGTTTGGATAGTTTGTAGAACATATATTTGTCTTTACGAATCTCAAAGCTATGTTCATCTGCTCTTACCTTTCCATGATACTTAAAGAAGTCATAAGAGTCTGTAGAAAAATGATTCTTTAAGGCAGTATAAAGTTTATATGCTTCAAACGGAGTCATGATGCTTTCTTATAATGTCATTTTCATCACAAGCATCTCCATATTGGATCTCAATAATACGAAGAGTCTTATCGCTAGGATTAATTAATTGATGCCAAGCTCCACATTCAATAAAAATGTGTTCGTGTTTATAAACAATTCTAGTTTCATCGCCATGACCATTGTTTGTAATGACACGAGCTGTTCCTGATTTAACAAACCAAATTTCACTACGTTTGTTGTGACGCTGGTAGCTAAGGCAACGGTTTGGTTCTACAACCAATTCCTTGACAAGAGATTTCTTTTCATTGGGCATAGCAGTTGGATCTTCCATGTCAAGGATTGTATAGCCACCCCAGGGTTTAGAATGCTGAACTTTGGTTTCTTGTTTCACATTTTTCATATAGGAAGTCTCGCTGTCTTTTTCAAGAGGTTAAGGTTCTCTGCTTCAAATTGTATCTTGGCTTTGAGAGTTGTGCTTTGTTTAATTAATGAGGCAGCAGTTTCAACTTCAATACCTTTAGTCTCACAATAATACATCACAGCTTCAAAAAAATCAATATTTTTTTCTACTACTAATACTTCAATCTCTTTTACAAAATCTGAGGACGACTTAATATTTTTTAATTTCATTTCTTTACCTTAAATGATGGAGGGATTGCTCCCTCCACAATATATGTTACTTGCTATCAACAAACTCTTTGAGTTCTGATGCCAATTTAATAATATCATCTTTTGTTGGATATTTTAAGTTTTCTGCTGCTACTTTTCGTTCGATGGAATTTTCTAATGTCTTTTCACGAACGAGCTCTAAAGATGCATAGTATTCACTAGACAATTGACTTTGAGCAAAATTTAATAAATCAAATCTAATTTCAAAAGGTGTTTTTGTCATTTTTATTCTCCTTTGTGTGTTTGTGTAAAGTGTGGGCTGTTTCTGTTTCCAAGCACAACCCACGAAGCTCATGTGACTCAAGCTGCTAGAGCGTAAGCACCATATGCATTGTTATCGTTTGCATTTACGAGTTTGCTTCAGTCTCGATCTTGTCTTTACTACACCTGTCGATCCTATTTCGCCCCCATCAAAGATACATACCCGAGGCTGGAATGTTCCGCTACCGCCAAACAACTAGGGACTTCAACCCTCATATGTACCTTTGGTGGAAGCGCTGGGTACTGCCCCCAGGTCCAGAATGTCTATTCTACTAGATGTCAACAACATCAGCATTATATTTATAGCATAAAATAATTAGCAAGTCAACAATTTATATTGTTACTTCAAAAGCTATACTGATTCTTGTTAAGTCAGGTTCTGCTGTAGGAACAACACTGTGAGGAATATAATTTGGAAACAAAACAAGAGCACCTTCTTTAGGAACAACTATAATAGGAAGACCAAAGTAAGGATGGCTTTGAAGGTTATCTGGTCTAACTTGCGTTTTAACAAATTGAGAAGGATCGTGAAGTACTAGACTACCAGGTGGTGGCCTGTTAGTAGAAACAATTTGAATATTTTCATTTAGGTCTTGTTGATCAGAAAGATCAATATCATTTTTAATACCAGAAGATGGATAATACACACCAGATAAAAACGTACGACCTACTCCATGAATGTGGGGCAAGTGAAATGCATTTTGGTTAGTGTTAACATTGGCCCAAAAATTTTCGATAGCAAATTTACTATCGTTTGTTTCTTTTGCACCTATAGAATCTATAAAATTATGAACAACAGGAAACACAAGAGATCTTAAAAGTGTAAAACTTTCATGTCTCTTTTCCATACCTTCATCACTTTGCCAAACATTTACTCCCGATCTTTCAAAGCCAGGACGAGAGTATTGTTCAGACATTATATCTTCTATCAGTCTTTTGTTTAACTGTCTAGAATTCTCTCCAAAATTATAGACAGTAATAGGTGTACTGAAAATGTTCATTATCATTTTAATAACGGTCCTGAACCAAGATAATTGGGCTCACCTGGTTTAATATTATCAACATAATGTAGGTAAACACTCAAAAGGTATTTGTCATTTGATATAGGAGGATGGCCAATATGAGGATACATCCAGAAAGGAGGAAACATTACTATTCTTCCTTTCTTGGGTTTAATTTTTATACCAAGATCAGGAAATTCTGTTTCACCACCTTGTTCGACATCATTCAGATACCAAAAAAAAGCAAAGAACCTTTTTGATCTTTCTAATGTGGTAGCATCTGTATGGATGGTAAATTGGTCTTGAAGATCTTTGTTATAGTACTTGACTTTAAACTCTTCAAACCCATACTTCTCAGGCCAAAAATTAGAAGCAGGTGTTCTTTTTCTATACTCACCAATTACATATTGAGCGGAACTTAGAAAATAATCATGAAGTTCTGGTTTTTGTTCTCTCAGTTTAGTAAATTTAAACAGAGTAAAATTAGGCATCATATTTAATTCGTATCTTCGTTTCTTGTCATCATTATCTTCTGGTTGATATGAATTAAAGAAATCGATCAAGTCATCACATGCTTTTTCATCTAATGTATTATCAAATACTTGTATCAAACTATCCATAATAAACCTTACTTTGCTTTACGTCCACGCTTCTTAAAACTTCCAGTACCACCAGTTTTAATCCATTTGGTTTTACCATTAGATTTAATTTTACTGAATGTAGAAGATCCACTCTTTGTCTTAACGACCTTTGATGTTTTAGATTTAGCAATTGTTTTGCCCTTCCCAAACAAACCAAACATTGTTATACTCCAAACTTTTGTTTATATTTTTCTCTAATTTCCATTAGAGGTTTTACATAGTTGTCTCTGTAGTCTTCAAACACTTGAGGTAGTTCATTATCTACTGAAATAAGAATCACTATTCTACTTACAGGAATATTATATCTTTCTTCATACATGATTGCATATGCAGAAGCCTGACAAAAATAATTCAATATGTATTCTTTATTCTTTGGCTTTCTCGCTGTCTTAAAATCTATGATAGCCAACTTACCTTTCCATTCTGCAATACAGTCTACTGTACCAGCCATCTTAAGATAATCTGAATACAATCTTACTTCTTGTAGGTGGATGTTGTCGATGTTTGTGTCGAGTTGCTGTTTAAGTAATCTGAAGTTTTCAACATCATCGAAAGTATATTTAGAGGTATCGATGTCATCGTTATTGAGATAGTTTTCGCAGAGTTGATGAATGCGTGTACCTCGAGTAGATGCTTGGCTGCTAATTCTATTTGCTTCTTGATCGCCGACTCTAGCTCGCCATTGCTTAATTGCATCTGCACCAAATAATCCTGTTACTGTTGTTACGGATGGATATAGAGCTCCGGTAGGTGTCTTATAATACCTACCGGAGTCTGTATTTACTTGTTCAAGCAAATCACCTGTATCAATAAGATCAAGGGTCCTTTTGAGATGTGTGAAGTGCTTGCGTTGGGCTAAAAGAGCCGGCAGCTCTGAGTGGAACTCTGTTGGTATTTTCAATTTGCATCTTCTTTATAATAAAATCTTTGACCAAGCCTGATCTAACAATATCTTCTTCGTTCAATTCAATACAAGTAAAATATCTTGTCATCTTATGTAGGATGTTCATGAATTGGAATATACCAGACTTTTCATCATCCCATCTTAAATCAGTTTGTCTATAATCACCACAGAAAATAACCTTACAATTGTTTCCTGCTCTTGTAATAATAGTGCACAACTCTTGATAAGTCATGTTCTGACATTCATCAACAATTACAATTGTGTCTTCAAATGTTACTCCTCTTAAGAAAGAAGAAGTTTCAAAAGTAATAACATTTTTTTGTTTAAGGATTTCGTAAGCATCTCCTCTACCATACAACTCTGTACAGATTGATTGATATGGTGCTTCATAGATCTTTGATTTTTCTTTAATAGATCCTGGAAGGAATCCCATGTCTCTTGATGGGACTACTGATCTAATAATTGTAATATTGTGGTACGATTTAAAATCTTCTATTTCTGCTAGTGCCAAATAAAGCGAAATAAATGATTTACCTGTACCTGGGTAACCGTGAATTAATAAATTTTTACCAGTGGAAAATTCTCTGAATACTAACTCCTGATTTTTTGTTTTTGGTTCTATGTGTTTTAGTATAAGATGGTTTTTATTTTGTTGAGCCTCGTTGCGTCTTTGTTGTTTTTGAATTCTTTTTTCAGCGCGTGAGATTCTTTCCATAGGTTACCTCTTAAGTTATGTTACCATGTGTTAATTGTATTCTTCCTCCCACTTGAAGATTTAATACGCTTTAAAACATCACGAAAACCAGAATCAGGCTTTCTAAGCCCAAGTCTGGTTGGATCAGCAATTGTGAGGACGGTGAGTAGTTGCTCGAGATGAGGGTTGGCTTGTTTGAATGAATCTAACTCAGATATTGGCATACTGATTATAGATTCCTCTTTGGTCTCTTTATTATAAAAAGTATAATTAGCCATTTAAATTGATACCCTTCGACGCCCAATACTTTTGAACGTCTTCCTTATTTAGCGGATCGAGGTTTTTGGATCTCATTTCCTCTTCGACCAAATCCTGTAAATGAGCTTTCTCACTCAAGTTTTTTGGATTGTAATACTCATCAATTATTTTTGTTGATGATTCAGGATTGCTGTTAAGTAATTGTGACATTAAATTCCTCTGAAAGTTTTTGGTTAATCTTATTCAACACTGTAGGTTCATGACGATCAATAAATGTAAGCACTTCTTCCATTCCTTGTTTCTTGCCTCTGAGAAAATAAATGTAAGAAACAACCATAATCAATATCGTGTAACCGGCCGCAGCCATAAAAGTATCCATTAGTCATCCTCATAGGATAGTAATCTATCCAAGTTCTTTGCTCTAAGAGCATTATCATAATTGCGGAATTGCTTTTGGTGACGATCTCTTTTAATATCGTTAAGAGAAACATATTCTTCGTCAATAAATTTATTTTTCTTCTTACTCTTAGTACTTTTGTTAAAATACTTTTCGGCCTTAATAGTCATTGGATTCCCAACTCCGGAAATGCAGCAGCTACAACGTCCTTAGTAATGTTCTTATAAGGACTGGTTTTATCCTTCATTGCAATAAGAAGCTTGGCATCATCAGCATTGACAAACTCGAGCATCTGAATAAAGATTTGTTCTCTTTTTTGTTTTGGTAATGTTGGATGTCCAGCTTTTGTAAGAAGGTAAAAGCGTGAAACCTCATTCAAAAGAGCCTTTGGCTCATCAAATTGATTTGGCTTATAAGGAGGAGCTCCTTCTGGTAGCTCGAAGTGAATGTTTGGATTAAACATTCCATTTAAGACAGACTTAAGGACATTATGTCCATTTGCTTTCAAAGCTTCTACTCTGTCTTCTTTCTTTTTAATTTGGTTGATTTGTTCTAGTACTTTAGACACTGAGTCCATTTTAAATTTAAATTGTGACATGTTAAAATTCACCTACGTTTTCCATCAATAGTTTAAGGTTATGAGAAATAAAGTAATTGAACAATTTGCTTTTGTCCTTACCTGATTCCTCGTTATATTTATTAATAACCTCATTTTTAATATATTCAGGAACAAGTGAAAGGTCAACTAGCTGTTTGTTACGCATAAAGTTTCTATCAGCAACAGGATCCAACAATACTGCTCCGTCATTATAGATCTTATCTATACGCTTTTGAGTAAGTGGACGCTGACGACCATTAGTAACAAACACATCGTCGTTTGATAGCACATTAGGAATGCCATCGCCTGCATCACCTTTTAGGATGTGTTCGAGAAGATATTTTTGAGGATTATCATGTGAGATCCATTTTTTTCGAACGGGATCATACTGCTTAACTTTATCTGAATGTAATTGAATAAAGTCTTTGTCACCAGAAAGAATCAATACTTTTCCTTCTGCATTTCCAACAAGAGTGGCAATAATGTCATCTGCTTCTGCAGAATCAACTTGAATAACTCTGTAAGGAAAGTTATCCTTAATCTCGCTTTTAATTTTATTGAATGTTTCGAATACCTGAGTCCAGTTAATCTCAGAAGCATCTCGATTCTTTTTACGATTGGCTTTGTAGTAAGGATATACTTGCTTACGCCAATAGTTTTTATCGTCACAAGCAATAACCATTTCGCCATATTGGTCGCTAAATTTTTGCTTGTACGAACGAAGTGAATTGACGACCATATGTCGAAACAATCCTTCTTCAATAGGTATGTTTGTATGATTGCCAAGCTGCATCATCAGATTGGAAATCATCACTTGATTGAAATCTACCAAAATCATAATATAGGTTCCACTTAATTTAATATTAACACATTATTATTATAGTATGTATGTGTTAATTAATCAACTGTGCTCCTCTATAATTCTTTCCATTTCTTCTCTTGCATCACCATTAATTGTGATAACACTATCTGCAATCTCTTGGAATGAATGCTCAACATTTTTTTGTGAGTAGAGAAGAGATTTAATAGCCTCTTCCATGAATACTATATTTTTAATTGCAGATTCATCTGGCTTTACAAATATTCCATAAGATTGAAATACTGAAAACACAGCTTCCACTGCATCTGTGCAAACCTCATCACAATATTCTTTACGTACTTCGTCGATGTGTTCTAAGGACTCTTCGAGATTTATAGGAAAGATCTGAGACTTGTTTCTAGGAAACTCTATTACGTTATCAGTCATATTACCTCACAACTTTAAGTAGGATGGTACTATTATTTATCCTATCTGTAAAGTTGGTTGGCTCAGTGTTGATCTCATCCATCAGTTTACGAAGAACGATCTTACCACAAGAAAGAACCTTCTTGAGAGTTTCTTCTGTCTTACGGCCTATCTTTTTACTTAGTGAATTGTCCACATCGATACCATCAATAGCAGTGCGCTTAATAGTAAGCCCTGCAGGACCCCTAGCACGAAAGACGGAGAGCTTATTACTCTTAGTATCGAAAGTCCAAAGCTCTTGACTGCCAATAATCGTTGAGGGGTCAACCGATTGTAATTTATACTCATTGTATGCCTTTAGATATGTGAAATTCTTTAACAGTTTTTCTGTGGTAGGAGCTTTCTTCTTACGAGGAGCTCTAGCCTTTTTGGTGTTGTCACCATAACGTCCACAATCATCTACAAGCTGTGAATAGAAAGCTATTCTTTCTTTAAGCTGCTTAGTTGAATAGTGCTTATACCCTTCTGCAACTGCAGGATCAGTCTGAGCAAGTACAAGCTCTTCCTTAATTGGACGATAGTAATTGCCAATCTTGCTAGCATACATTGCAGGAATTTCATTCTTTTGAAACCATTCGTAAAGGGAAAACTTCTCACCCTTATCAATCATTACCTCAATGTCACCAATGATATCCGAAAGACGATCCTTGACACGATCTTGAATTGAGGATTTCTCAACGGCCTTTGCTGGCCTGTCTTCTACATAATAGCCAACAGCTTTTTTAATTTCATCATTTACACGAACCCATTCATTAGGTTCTAGATCACGATTGTGATTTGTAGCAATACGACAAAGCCAGGCAGAAGTAAGAGGAATCTTACTCTCTGGAATCTTGTCAACAATCTTTTGCATCAGCTTGTCAGATTTAAAATAATCCTTGATATACTGTCGAGCCTCTTCGTTCTCGATCATGCTATTATACCAAGTAAATGCCTTAATCAAATCTACCCTGGAAGTAATATTCTTGGGCTCATCACCAAGATATTTCCAGTTAACCAAATAGGTCTCAGACTTCGTTGTACGTTTTATTTTTTTTGCACGTCCAACTTTAAGTAAAGACTTAGCCATATGCACGATTCCTTAAATTCTGTTCTTCTGTTAACATATCAGATACTATAGAATAATCTTGCTCAGATTTCAACAGCTCGGCTTTCAATTGATTAATTTCCTTAACCAATCGATCATTGGCAAGCTTCTGACCAAGATACAGCTCATACCATTTATCTGCATCATCAAGAGCATCACGTAGTTCTTGATTCATATTATATTCCCATAAGTTGCTTGAATGCCTTGCTAGCATTTTCCATTCGCTTGGCAAACTCATTTGCTGTATAAGCAGAGACACTAGCGCGCACGTAGTTTTCTTTGCTGTGCTCTCCCTTACCTTTGAAGGAAGTCAATTGAAAACCACCAGTAGAGAAGCTTGCCATGTCATCCATATATTGATATGCCATACCTACCATGAAAGATTTAAGATCTTCCCAAGAGTCATAACGCTCTTGAGCGGAAGGATTCATTATGTAAACAGCCTGAGCTGTATTATCAAAGTCGTATTGATCGAGTATCATATCGACAACCCCTATTATTTCTTTCCAACATATTCCATTACATAGGTCTCAGACCCATCCGGATGTTTATGTGAACGAACAATCACATATCCTCGACCATGAAGGTTACGAAGCTTGCGAGTGACGTAGGCCTTCTGGCCAGTAAATACGGTAGTCATATTAGCTTTCTCCATTGAAGAATTTATCGAAACCATCCATCAATAGAGAATATGCCTGACGCTCTTGCAACGTGTATGTCTGGATCCAGTAATCATAACCAGCATCTCTTTCGTCTGTCATAATCTCAAGAATCTCGAGCAAACCAAAACCATTCTCATTCCTGACACGGTCTATAATTGCACTTGCTTCTGATATCGTCATTTGTATCTCCATTGCTTATATTATAATAATATGACAATCAGAATAAAAAGGCAACGATTTTTTTAAAAAAACGTATAAAAATAACACCGTTGATAATACAGGGAAATTTTTTAAGTTGGTTTAGCTGGTGGTAGAATACACAGTTTATTCTAATTTGAACGACCAGATGAAAAAAAACGCCACTAATATCAAGGGGATATAAAAAACCCTGTAATATCAATGGCGTTTTTTAGCTGTAAATTCAATTAGTTAACAGACATAACATTGGAATATTTGGTTGATTTAACATCAGAAGGAACCAACAGCAAAGGCCGATCCATATCCTTTGTCATATATTCCCAACCTAACCCATTGAAAATATACAGATATTCACAATCTGAATTCATAAAATACACGATCAGATTCTGTAACGAGCTGAAATCCTTGGCACATTCGTTTGTATATTCTCCAAAAGGCTTGCATTCTGTAGGATGATAACCAAGCGTAGAAAGATCACCTAATTCAAGGAGTTCCTCTACATCGTTGATATCCTTGTAGTTTTCCAACAAGCTCCTACCAACAACAGACAAATATCCGTCCCAATGGCAGTAGATTGACGTAAAAACATCAGTGTTATCAAGGGCGATCAATGAACGAGTAGCCATATCTGTTTTCCTCTGTTTGCCTATATTATAAGAATCTGATT